CACAATGTAAAATCTTAAATTCAACAGTTTCATTAAAATCATTTATTATATATGAATTAACTTTTTGGGATTTCATTATAATTTCTCATTTTTAAATGGACCGCCTAGAGGGATTTGAACCCCCGACCTAACGGGTAGAAACCGTTTGTTCTTTCCACTGAACTATAGGCGGTTAATACTTTTGGAGCGTATGAGGGGAATTGAACCCCTATCTTCAGGGTGGAAGCCTGACATAATATCCTTTATACTACACACGCTCTATTTTTTACTTAAAATACCTACGAGCTCGATTAGTGAAATTAATAATTTCATTTTCAATATCAAATGGAAATTCTCTATTTTTATCTTCAAGAGCTCGAATCGTAGCAATCTTAACTCCAAGATGTTTATCGAAAATATCTTTATTCTTGTTAAACCGAGCCCATCCAATATGAATAATCCTATTATGTTTAAATGCTACAAGAGTACCGCGCCGCTGGCCATATTTATCCTTAAAAAAGTGAACCAGCATCTTACCACCTTCAGGGCTTACATACTCCATTTCCTCATTCCTTAGAATATATTCCTTGAAGTCTTATATCTGTTATATAAGATTTAAATTCTTCATTTAATTTTTTTACTTTATTTGAATAAATATTAACTCTATTCTTTCTTTTAGCTTTTTCTAGAAATTCATCATTTTTTATTTTAATTGCAAATCGTGATCCTCGTAACATTTCATATTCATTTTCATATGGAATAATAACTACCCCTTCACATATATTATTTTCTATTCCTAATATTACAGAATTAAATCTAGGATTATAAAATTTTATTTCTTCAAATGTAATAAGCGATCCTATTTTAGGACTTAAAAGATTTTCACAATTTATACTAATAAAGAATTCTTTTAATTTTTTATATGAAAGCCATTTTCCATCAAGATACATAGCAAAAAATAAAATTTGTTTATTTTTTCCATAATTTATTTTATTTTGAATTCCTTGACCAAATAATTCACCATATAAATTAATATCATGTTTTTCTGACATATTACTTAAATACCAAATTAAATATTGATATTTTTGTTCTTTAATAACATTATATACTCCAAATTTTTCATTTGTTAACTCAGGAAAAAATGTTTTCCATCTATCTAGATTCTTTATATTATATGAATTTTCTATATTTGGAAATTTTTTAAACATTTTTAAATTTCCTCAAAATATGGATAAGAATTTATACTATAAAAAATATTCTTGATACCAGATGCTATAATATGTGTAAAACAATGTTTACAAGGTTTAGCCAAACAAAATGTATTTGATTGACTAATTCTTACTACTAGGAGAGAAGCTCCATAAAGTTCAGTTTTAGCTTTAATAATAGCATCCATTTCAGCATGAACTGAAAATCGTTTACCCCAAAATATTATTCTTCTATCATGAAAAGTAAACGAATCATAATCAAATACTTTATTATGTCCTTTAGATATTATTTTATGTTTATCAAATATAACACACCCAAGTTTAAAATGAGTTCTTCCTCGATGAACATTAGATTTTAGTGCTTCATTAACTACTATATCTATTATTTTCGAGCTCAATCTCATTATCACCCACTCACTTATTAATAATACAACAAATTACTAACCCCGTAAATAACTAGACTAAGAGTTAAAATAAACCAAAACCCACCAATTTTCACATATTGATTACTAACGTGAAAGTAAAAGAAATCAGTAATGGAACCTTTATGAAAATACTTAAACATTTTAGACTCTCCTTTTTTGTTTGTTTATGATATAATTATAACAAGATTTTTCTAAATGTAAATAGTTAAATTAATCAGACGAATCAATGTTAATAACATACCCACATTTAGTACATTTATATATATTTTCACATTTTCCTAAATAATAATAATTATCAATTTTATAATCATGATTACACCCAAATAAATAATATCGGACTTTCATATTTATCATATCAGGATAAATAACAAACCCAGTTCCATCTATAAAATAAAATAATTTACATCTAATAGAATTATTAAAACCTAGATTTATAGATCCATCTATAGATTTAAACATTTCTCGAATTTCAGTATTAACTACTTTTTTAAGAATAATTCCAAAATTAATAAATTCTTTTTCAGAAATTTCTCGAAAATTCTCAGGAAAATAATTATACATATCCATAATGATTTCTCCTCTCTTATAGCGTAACAACTTTGAAATCTTTTACCAATTGTCCACAATATTTACACTTACTATATTGATACATTCTAGAAGTTTTAGACATTTTCTTTTTATAATGTAATTTACACGCCCCACATTTACATTCATAAATATATTTAACTTGATTATTTTTACAATTTTTTGAAATTTCTGGATTCATTAAACAATTAGAAAATTGACCTTTAGCATGTAGACTATTCATAGACCCACCGAGTAGTTTACACATTTTTTTAAATTTAATACCATGCCCACATTTTGGACCATAAAGTACATGACAAAAGAAATGTGCAACTTCATGCATTAATATTCCAAAAACATCATCATAATCAAATTTTAATATATACTCTGAAAGGGTAATAGAAGGTTTAAAAGTTTTATACTGATAATACCCTAATGTTATACTAAGTCTTGAAGAATATTTTAATTCTATACTAGGAATTTGTTTTTTATATCCAACTTCTTTATAAATATCTTCAAACATTTCCAATACGGATTCTAGATCTTCATTAACTTGTTGTTTTTTCTCATCAACTGTCATTTTAGATCCTTTTTAGATATGTTTCTGTATATGTATCATTATATCATAGAATTGATAATTGTAAATAGTAAATTAAATATTTACATATTATCAATGCTATAATATAATAATGATACAAGACAGATAAAAAAAATCTAAAAAACTATTTACATTTATAGAAATCATGATATAATAAAATCATAACGGAAAATAAACAAGAAATAATTTTTAACTAATTAAAAGAGAAAGGAATTAAAAAATGCTTAAGAATGCAAAAAAGAAGGTTGCTTTAGAGATGGCTCTGGCAGGTAAATCTGCTGAGGAGATTCTTATGGAGTCGGGAGTTAAGACTTTCGTTGGTGTAGTTCTTGCTCTTTATTGGGAAAGTCTTGATCGAAATGAATTAATTCGAGTTGATAATTTAAATGCTAATACTGAAAAACTTGTTAAAAAGGCTTTTAAGAAAGCAGAAGAATTTGTAAAGGCTGAAATGGATGCAGGAACTGTTTATGACGACTATGATGCTGTAGTTCTTGAAACTGCTCGCCAAGTTATTGTAACTCTTAAGGAAAATGTTAAGAAGAAAATCAAGGAAAAGGAATTTGTTAAGGCAGATCGTATTGCTAATATGGCCAAGAAGAAGGCTGAAACTCAAAAGCGTAATGATATTCGAATGAATATTAAGGAGCTTAAAGAGAAGATTTTTATTGAGCAGAAGTTAATCGACGATGCAAACTTTATGCTCAATAGCGATGATGGTAATATGGTTGAGATTAAGAAAGTAAAAAAGCTTGCTATGGATCGTAAACGTACCGCAATGAATCGGCTTGAAACTCTCAAAACTGAACTTGCTGAAATGACTCCTAAAAAGGTCTTTCAGATTACTGAAAACATCGTTAATGCGTAAGTAACAAATAACACTTCATGAATGGAATATAAAGAAATTTATATTCCATTCTTTTTTCTAAATATTTAAAAAGTAAAAATTAGTGTTATAATATAATAAAAAATGGAGAAAATCTATATATGTCTAATACTATTGATAAAATGACTCAAATTGTAGAATTTATTAATGATCAAGCAAAGAATGCTCATGTAAATACTTTAATTTGTGGAGTTTCAGGAGGAATAGATTCTGCTGTACCTATTTGTAAAATTAAATAAAGGAGAAAAAAAATGAAAGCTATTATTCTAGTTGATTTTCAGAAGGATTTTACTGAAGTGTTTAATGGCTCTCTTGCTGTTCCTGATACTGATCAAGAATATGTAAATGAAGTTATTAAAGCATTAAATTCTGCTAAACGAGATAGTTTACCTATTTTTGCAACAAGAGATTATCATCCAGATAATCATTCTAGTTTTAAAGAATATGGTGGATTATGGCCTAAACATTGTGTAATAAATACTTCTGGTGGAGAATTCTGTTGTGATAAAGATTTTTTTGACGAAATTATCGATAAAGGAATTAATCCTAAAATTGATAATTATTCTGGGTTTAGAAATGGAGAAAAATCAAGTAATTTATATGAATTATTAGTAAATAAATATCAAGTTGATTCATTAGTTATTTTCGGATTAGCTACCGATTTTTGTGTAAAAGATACAGCAATTCAAGCAGCTAAATTAGGATTTAAAGTAGAAGTTGTTACAAATTTATGTAAAGGGATTAATACATCTAATGAAATTTGGGATGAATTTAGAAAAGAAAATATTAAATTATCTATTTATCAAGGATAATTATTATGTCATATGATCAATTAAAATGTAATAATTTTAGAAAATTAATTGATCATAATAATACTACTATGTACAAAATGTTTACAAGAAGTAGTTGATATTTTAAAAGGAAAATTAAAAAATGAATAATGTTTCTTTTCTAGATAATGATTTATATAAATTTACAATGGGTCAATTTATTTGGCATATGAGTCTAATAAATAAATTGCCTCCAATTCAAGTAAAATATGAATTTAAATGTAGAGATAATGTAGATTTTTCTTGGTTAGATTTTGATAAACTTATTAGAGATATTAATATATATAAGAATAAAAAAATAACTAATGAAGAATATATTTATTTATCAACTTTACAAACAAAAAGTTTTTATTTTCCAAAACCATATAAAATCTTTGATTCTGCATATTTAGAGTTTATTAATGATAAAATTAGTGAAAAATTTGAAAACGTAATATTTAAAATTAAAACAAATCTTAATACTTATAATAAAATAGGATTATCATTAAGTATTGAAGGTCCATGGGAAGAAGCAATTTTCTTTGAAGTTCCTATCCTTAATATGATTAGTGAACAATATACAGAATATATTACTTCTAGATTATCTCCTATTTATCAAAATATGTTTAATGAAATTGGGGATAAAAATCTAGATTTTAAGATTCGAAAAATTTGTGCTAATCGTAGTTTACGATTTAGTGATTTTGGTACTAGACGAAGATCGTCATTTAAAAATCAATGTAAAGTTTTAAAGAAATTAACTAATTTAGGAGATGATGGGTATCATTTATCTGGAACTTCAAATATGTTATTAGCTAAACAATTAAATATTCCATGTATTGGTACATTTGCTCATGAATTACCTATGGTATTAGCAAGTATATTTAATGATGATTTAGAAAAAACTTATAAGTTTATTATGGAAGAATGGACTCAATATTATAAAGGATATTTATCTATATTCTTAACTGATACATTTACTACTGATCATTTATTTAAAATTTCTGGTAAGAAATTAGTTAATAGTTTCGAAGGAGTTCGTCAAGATTCTGGAGATCCATTTGAATTTGGTTGTAAATATATTAAATTATGTAAAGAAAATAATATTAATCCTAGAAACAGAGTAATTGTTTTTTCTGATAATTTAACTTTAGATTTGATGGAGAATTTATTAGATTATTTTAAAGATCAAGTTTGGGTAACATTCGGTTGGGGAACAAATCTTACTAATGATTGTGGATTTAAACCATTAAATAACGTTATTAAAGTAAGTGAATGTTATACAGAAGGTAAATATTACAATCCTGTAAAATTATCAGATGATTTAGGTAAACATACTGGAATTAATCATAGACTCGATATGTATATGGAAAAGGTAAAATAATGTTTGATTTGAATAAAGAGTATTCTGGAATTAGTAAAAGTTCTACTCCTTCAATGAGTATATTAGTAGGAACTTCAAAATGTAATTTATCATGTAAATATTGTGTAAGTAAATTAACTTAACCGATGAAAAATAATACAGAATTATTTTATAGAAATATCGATTTAGCTATTAATGTTGCTAAACAATTTGGGGTATATACTTTACTTTTTACTGGTAAAGGAGAACCGTTATATGATGAATTATTAGCAAATAAAATATATCAATTAAATAAAAATAATGATTTTATTATTGAAATTCAAACGAATGGAGTTCTTTTAAAAGAACGATTAAAGGTATTATTAAGTAATGCATCTACTATTCCTAATACTATTGCTATTAGTATGGTTGATTTTGATAGAAATAAAGAAATAATGGGAGAAAATGCTCTTTCATTTGAAGGGTTAAAAGAACGAATTGAATTATGTAAAAAACATGATATTAATATTAGATTAACATTTGTTTGTATGAAAGGGTTTAATGATACATTAGAAAAAATATATCAAACAATTTTTAAGTGTCAAGAATTGGGGGTTGATCAAGTAACATTTAGATTAATGGGAATGCCTAGAAATACAAATAGAAATATCTTTAATTATTGTGTAGATAATATTATTAATAAAATGCAATGGAATAGTATTTTAGAATCTATTAATTCTGAGAAACAACATGAATTAATGAGCATATATGATTGGGGAAGTGTTTCTTGGATTATTGCTGGATTAGAAGTATTGTTTGCTAAGTGTTTAACAAATCCAAGTAAAACTGGAAAAATTAGAAATCTTATTTATGATGGTCATATGAGGAAATCTTGGGAATATCCAAAAGCTTTAATTTTTTAAATATAGGATAAATAAAATGAATATTGGAATTGATATACACGGTGTAATTGATAAAGATCCAGAGAAATGGAAACTGGCAATGAAAATGTATAAACATTATGGGATTAATGTTTATATTATTTCAGGTCCATCTGTTGAGCAATGTATAGATGAATTAGAAAAGTTAGGGTTTTATCTTTTTGATGATTATCAAAGAATATATTCTATTATAGATACATTAGAAGAAATGAATGATCCTGACCGTTATCTAGATGAGAATGGGCATATATGGACTAAAAAAGAAACTTGGGATTCAATTAAAGGTTTACTTTGTTATCAAAATAATATAAAATTTATGTATGATGATACTTTAGATTATAAAAAATATATGCCTGAAAAAACTGTATTTATATATATGGGAGACTAATGAATTTACAAATATATAATAAATATGATTCATTTAGAGAATATCAAGAAAATACTATAAAAGATATTATCAATTTAATACTTCATACAAATAAGAAATTTATTATATTACAGGCTCCTACTGGGTCTGGTAAATCTTTAATAGCTTATGTATTATCTAAATATTTTTCTGATAATTATCAGACTAAATACCCTAATAAAGATTCTAGTTATAAAGGATATAGAACATATATTACTACTTCTTTGAAAATGTTAATGGATCAATATGAATCTGAATTTGGTGGAAAAATTCCAATTATAAAAGGGGCAGATAACTATGAATGTCATATTACTGGAGAATTATATAATGATGGACCCTGTCATTCATCTAAATCTCCAGTATATAGTTGGCCGTGTTATTCTAAATGTGAATATAGGATAAAAAGATCTAATGCTCGATTATCCCCTATTACTATATCAAATTTTCATTATTTACTTTTAGAATTTGATTTTGTTAAACAATTAGGAAAAAGAGATTTATTTATCGCAGATGAAGTACACGAATTAGAAAAAATAATAATGGAATATGGCTCTGTTAATTTTTCTTTTAATATTATATCTAAATTTAATAATATTCTAGGAAATATAAAAAATAATAAAGAAGAAATATGGGTAAAATGTAAAAATAAACAATATTCAATTAAAGAATTAAATATACATGATTTTTTATATAAATTAGAGGGATTAGAATATACTGAATTTATTAAAACAATAATAGAACGATTTAATATATATATAAAAAATAATATTATTAAATTAATAGAATTACTTAATAAAGTAATTACTGATAAAGTTGCCGAATTAGAAGTAATAAAACGATTAAATGATGTAGAGATAGGACACGAATTAGTAAAATTAAATTATCATATTTTAAGTAAAAATTTAAAATTCTTTGAGCGAATTTTATGTAAAATAAGTAATTTTGAAAAAGATAAAGAAAAAACAGAATGGGTTTTAGATGTAGAAAAAGATAATAAATCTATTAAAGGATTTAGTTTAAAACCAATAAAAGTAAATTTTATTACTAATGATGTAATATCTACAATGGCAGATAAATTTGTAATGATGAGTGCTACTATTGGAGATTATAAAAGATTTTGTGAAAATCTAGGAATAAATAAAAATGAAGCTGAATTTATAGATATACCTTCTACATTTCCAGTTCAAAATAGATTATTTCATTTTATTCCTACTGCTAAATTAAATTATTCTAATATTAATTCTAATATTAATAAAATACTTAATAAATTAGATACAGATATTATTTCAGAATTTAAAAATGATAAGGGAATAATACATAGTATATCTTATAAAAACGCTAAATTTATACAAACATACAGTAAACATAGTGATAGAATATTAATACATGATAGTTTTAATAAACACCAAGTAATTGAAAAATTTATGAATTCTAAAAACAAAATTCTAGTTAGCCCTAGTATCCTTCAAGGATTAGATTTAAAAGAAGAATTATCTAGATTTCAGGTATTTATAAAGGTTCCATATTTAAGTTTAGGAAGTAAACAAATAAAACGAAGAATGGAATTAGATGAAGGATGGTACGCTTATCAAGCAATATTATCTATCGTTCAAGGAGCAGGAAGATCAATTAGATCTAAATCAGATAAAGCTGTAACATTTATTCTAGATGAAAATTTCAAATTTCTATATAATAGATATAGAAATTTATTTCCGAAATATTTTTTAGAATCTATTATTTTACATTAACATTTTTACATTATATAATATATATTATTTATTAATCATCTATTGAAAGGTAATATATTAATGTTTATTAGTGAAAATAAAAATTGGAAAACATTATCTTCAGAATCTTTTAATTATATTTTCAATAAAATAAACGGTTTTACTGCAATATGGGGAAAAACAAAAGAAGAAAACCCAAAATATTGTGAATTTGGTCCTATTATTGCTGATATAGAAATATCAACAATTTGTTCTGGATTAGGTAAACCATGCTCTTTTTGTTATAAATCAAATACTCCAAAAGGTAAAAATATGTCTTTTGGAACATTTAAAACTATTCTAGAAAAATTACCAAAAACTCTAACACAAATTGCTTTTGGTATTGGAGATATAGATTCTAATCTAGATCTATGGAGAATTTTAGAATATTCTAGAGAACAAGGTATAATTCCTAATATTACTATTAATGGAAATATAAAAGAAGAAGAATATTATAATAAATTAGTAAATTATTGTGGAGCAGTAGCCGTAAGTCATTATGATGATGATGTATGCTTTAATGCAGTATCTATGCTTACTTCTAAAATTAATAATATTTTTCCAAATAATCTAAAACAAGTAAATATCCATCAATTATTATCAGAAGAAACGTTTAATGAATGTATTACTTTATTACATAAAGCCAAAACTGATATTAGATTAAAAGATCTAAATGCTATTGTATTTCTATTACTTAAACCAAAAGGAAATCGTAATAAATTAAATACTATCAAATCAATAGAAAAATTTAAAATATTATATGATTTAGCTAAAGAAAATAATATTAAAATTGGATTTGATAGTTGTTCTGCTCCTTGGTTTTTAAATGCTATATCAGATGAACCTGAATTTAAAGAAATAGAACAAATGGTAGATTGTTGTGAATCAACTCTATTCTCAATTTATATAAATGTAAATGGAGAATTTTATCCTTGTTCTTTCACCGAAAATGAACAAAATTGGAATAATGGTTTAGATATTGTAAATTGTAATAATTTTTTAAATGATATTTGGAATAATGAAAGAACTATTAAATTTAGAAATTCTTTATTAAACCAACAAAACGATTTATCTGATACTTATAGAGAATGCCCTACTTTTAAGGAGATTACAATAAAATGTTAAATAAAAATGTGAATTTTGTAATAAAGTTACATGATAACTGAAACGATATTATTAAGTGTTATAAATTAAATAAAGATAAAGTAAATTGGTATTACTTCCTTCTAATTTTATGTTGAAAAATATTTAATTTAATTAATTTTCAATTATTTAAAATGATAATATATAAAGAAACTAATATTTATAATTTATTTAAATTACATAAAAAGGTTAATGGTGAATATTATGGATTCAGTAAAAACGCTATTCGTATTCTTGATTGGTATATTACTGTTAAATCTTATGATATTAGATAGTATTACACATTTTGAAATTAACGATATTAATGTAAATTTCTTAATGTAGAATTATGAAAAAATATATTCATCCTATTTGTAGTTTTGATAGTAAATCAGTTTATATTATTAGATTTTGTGTCATATGTAAAAATAGTTGAATTTGAAAAAATTGGAGAATAAAAATGAAAATAAGACAAGGATTTGTAAGTAATAGCTCAAGTTCTTCTTTTATTATTAGAACTAAATTTAAAGGAAAAATTAGATGTTCATTTGAATTAGATTTAAATGAATATGCTGAAGAAAAAATTACTACTGAAGAAGAATTATTATACTATTATTGTAAAGATTTAAATGTTTCTGTAAATAAATTATTAGAAATTTTTAATAAAAATGAAATTTTATATTCTTCATATTCTAGAGATTTAGACGATATAAGAAAAGGAAATATATTATACGTAATTGATGATTCAAAAGCAGATAATATGCTTTTAACATTTAATACATTTAATGTTACACCATATTTAAATATTAAGGAGATATAATGAATTCCAAACTACAAAATTATATTAATAAACAATCAATTAAACAAAACAAAAGTCCTAGTAAATTAACAGAACAAGAATTATTAGATTTTATTGATGCATTTAGAAATAAATCTATTGGGTATACTAAACCTACTTTAGAAGCAAGAAAACAACATCGTAGAATGAAAAATAAAATTGCTAAAATTTCTAGAAAACAAAATAGGAGTAAATAATGAGTAGTAAAAAGAAGGTTACGTCAATTGGAAAAGGTACATTTTCCCGACCAAATAGAAAAAAACGAGATAAAAAACGAGGTGTTAAAAAATATAAAGGACAAGGAAAATGAAAATAAGATATGGATTTGTAAGTAATAGCTCTAGTACATCTTTTATATTAGATAAATCTAATCCTAGAGTTCAAAAGTTATTACAGAAAATTAATGATGTATCTTCTTTATCAGGATTGAGTAGACGGACTTGTGTTGGAGTAGGGAAAAAAGTTGTAGAATGGGCAAAAATGTTTAATGAAGAATTTGAAGAAGATAGTTCTTATTGGAGTACTATATTAGAATTTGCGAAACAAATTGGTGAAAATAATATTGTATATATAAGAGAATCAGATGAGTATATAGGTGGATCATTATTTGATAATTATGATAATCCTTTATATCAAGAATTAGATAACTTAGCTTTACATATAGAAGATTATCATTAAAAAAAATTCAGGCTATTGAAAAACTCCCAATAGCCTGAATTTAATTAATTATTTATTAAATCTATCAAGTAGGTAGATTTAAGATTTTTACTACGCGGTAGAAAAGTCCAGATCCAAAGATATGTGAATGAATTCCATAGCGGCTCATTAGACCCATAGCAGGTTGCATAGAGTCTTCAAAGGTGATTTTGTTCATCATTAGTTGGATATAAGGTAGATATACAACACCAGTATCTAATGGAGAAGGACCTTTGTAACCAATAAGCATTTGGTCATCTGGAGCAAATGTATCACGATATAGCATAAAGCGGCCATCAATAGAACCGATTCTTGCAACACCAGTAAGAGCGGTATTAATATCACTTGCTACTGGAGAAATAGTGAAATTGCTTAGAGATTCTAATGCAGCACAAACTGAAGGAGAGGCAACAATCCAGTTACCTGATCCACGACGGGTGCTAACTGCAATTTTATTGGCTTCACGAACAGCGCGGTTATACATTGCGCGATATTTTTCAGCTTCCCAACGGCCAGTTGAAGCAGTTGAGGCGTTGAAATCCCAGTTACCTGAAGTAGCAACTGAGCGAATTTGGTCGATTAATTCACGATCAATTTCAGCTGTAATTTCATAGCTTAAAATATCCATCATTTCGGATTCAGCATCGATACCGTGCATCGCTTTAAGGTCTTGTTGAAGTTCAACACTCCAGCGAGCTCTTAATTTACGAGTTACTGCTGATACAGTAGCTTTTTCGATTGTTAATCCGATTTCTTTAATATGAGTACCAGCCCCAACACCAAGACCAATATCATTACCTACACCAGATCCAACCTTAGAACCAAGGGCTTCCCCTGCAGAGGTTGTATGAGAACCAGAATAGTTCTTATCAATTACATTATATCCCAATTCAGCTTCACCTGCAGCGTAACCAACAGTAGGATTAACTGTAGTATTGGTATAAGCTTGACCGGCTTTATAGCGAAGGGCAAAAGCTACACCTGCAGGACCAGTCATAGGTTGTACACCTACTAGATCGTGAGCAATAAGCTCAGGGAAAGTTCTACGAACCATAGGAACAGCAATGTTATAAAATACCCCATTGTTGGAAAAATCTGTTCCAGTTGGGTATAATGAATTTGATGCCCATGAAGTTGCGCCTGAGGCTTCAACAATATACTTTTGTTCATTTTCTAGAACAATAGCGGTCATCTTTTTCATTTTATCATTCAACTTATCAAATTTGTCATGATCTAATACATCATTCCATTTTTCGACGAGTTGTTTTACATCGACTTTATCAGACATTATAATATTTCCTCCTTTATAAATTAAAACTTATTAACCATTTAATACGCCGACATAACGTCCAAGCATTGTTTTAAATGGATCTTGATTTTCTTTAATATCTTCTTTCTTTTCTTCTTTCTTTTCTTCTTTCTTTTCTTCTTTCATATCTGTCATTTTAGCTTCGCATTTTGGACAAGAAGTTAATGAGCATTTTTCATTAGAAGATGTTTCTACCCCACATTCAGGACATACACATTTATATTCATCTACTTGTTCATTAACTTTGGTGACTTCCACTAAATTACTAAATTTCTTATCAATAATTTTAGTATCAATTTCGCCTTCTAAAATTGACATAATCTTTTTCTTTTGTGTTTCAGGTAGGCCGTCACATTTCTCACGAATATATAACTGGCTTTTGGCTTCCTGTAATTCTTTTTGTAATTCTAGTTTACTTGTAGATAATGTATTAATTTCCTGATCTTTTTCTAAAATTTCTTCTTTTGCACTTTCTAGAGTTTCTTTAATAGTTTCATCTAAAGTTCCTTCATCAATTGATAAACGAATTTTAAATTGTTCAATTAAATCCCCATAAAGTTTTCCATTTTTTGCATACTCTACGAATTCCTCAGGAATTTTTAATTCCTCTTCAAGAATGCCATCAACGAAATTAGAAAATTTAGAAATAATATCAGTTTTATATTCTTCAAACTTTGTATCATATTTCTCTTCTAATTGTTCCTTTTCAGTAGCCATTTTTTCTTCAACTTTATCATGAACTTTTGATTCAATTAAAGCCTCAAGTTTTTCAGCTACAGCACTCTTATCGGATTCCTCGAGTTTGTCTATCCCTAATAATGATAGTACCTCTTGAAGTAAATCCATACCTTTTATCCTCCTTACAAAAAAATTTTATTGTATTCTATAATTATTTATAATAGAATATAATAGATACCTAAATATATAAAAAATTTAAGTATCTATTATAAATTTTCTAAATTAAAAATTTTAAATTTGTTTATCTTTATTTAATATTTTTTCTAATCATTCCTGATATAATTTTATGTTCTTCTTTTAAACCTTCTTTTAATGTATAATCTAATGCTTCCCATAAATTATTATATTTTTCTAAAATTATATCTAACTGTGTCTTTTGATTTTCTTTTTTCTCTACTATATCCCATTCTTTACCTTCATAAATACCATTAATCCATGATGATTTATTACTAGGAGTACCGACCAAATCCCATGTTACTAATTTAAAGTCTTCATTAACTTCTTTAGTATTTTCATTAATAGATCCTAATCCTCTAGAAGAAATACCGATTTTTCCTTTTTCTACTAAAGCTTTAGCAATTTTACCACATGGCGTATCTTCTACTATTTCTGCTTTACCATACACATTATTTTGTTTCCATGATAAATCAGTAATTAAAATTGCAACTCTATCTAAATTTAAATCAGGAGATGGTGGGTGTCCAAGTTCACCCCAACAACATTTATTATTTACTTGCTCATTAATTTTTTCAACTTCTCTTTCTAAAATAGATTTTGGATATTTTCTACCATTAGCAACCATAATATCTGCTGATGAAAATATCCCAGCAATAAATTTAATGTCTTTATTTTTACTTTCATATATTTCTACATTATATGAAGCTTCTGTTATTAATTTAGCCATTATTACCTCTCATAAATAATTTTTATATATAATTATTTATATTATTCTTTATTTGATTTATCTTAATCATAACCTTCTTCTGAATCCTCATCATCTTCATCAGAAATTTTAGAATTAAGAAATTCATCTCTAGCTTTATCAATTTCACCTTTTAAAATTTTTTTTGCATTTACATGATCATCATTAACAAAATTATTAAATGCATCTTTAACTTTTTCTGTATCAATCGGCATATATTTTCCTCCATTATACAATATTAATTATATTGTCATATTAATCAGATTCTTCTTCACCATTTTTTGGCTCTTCTTCTTGTGAAGGGGGTTCTTTACCAATCGAACCCTCATATCAATAACCATCTGTTTCTTCTTTAGGTAAATATTTATCCTTAAAAGCTTTATCTTTTAAAAATCCTTTCCAATTCTCTTCAATATCTTTATCAGACATTTCTAAGAAAGTTTTTTGTAAATAATATTTACTAAAGTTTTCATCCATTGATAATGTTTGATAGTTTTGAAATTGTGTTTCTTGTGTTTTTTGATGTATTTGTGTTTTATAATTATTAGGAGTTTGTAAATAAACCATTATATTAGTTCTATTTAACCCATATTGTTGTTTTAAACCTTTAAATTCTAAATGTAATAAAAATAAATCTGTCATTTCTTTTTCAAATTTATTATTTTGTCGTTCTAAAAATTTTGCCCATTTAATTTCATCTCGTGAAATTTCACCGAAAGTTTGACCCCCAAATATAACTTCACTATCTCTACCTTCATGTCTAGCAGAAATTCTAGATATTGGATATTTTAATGCACGATATAATTTCTTTTGGAAATAATAAATATCATCTAATTCAGTAAAACCTGCTGAATTTCCACCAATCGTTTCAATACTTGATCCACGGCCATCTGAATTAACTGGCATAAAATAGTTATCTAATACAGATATTGCTTCAGGTTCATTAGATAATCTTCCAGTAGTAGGATCAAAGGTTTGTTTTTTAGACATTTTAGCTTTAACTTTTTCAACAAAAGCCATTGCTCTATCTAATGGCATTTGACCAGTATCTATTCTAAATACAAATCTCTCAGGAGATCTAACTAACCGATATATAATTACAGATGTTTCTAATAATTTTAATTGATTATATGCTACTCTAGCTTTTTCTAAATATCCTAATATATCTTTTTTACTTATCCCATATAATCCGTAATTAATAAACCCAACTTGTTCTGGTAAAAAAACAATAATATTATTATCTTTTCTAGCTTCTTCTAATGTTAAATTAGGTTTTAAATTTTTAGGATTTAGTGATTGTATATATGCAATAATTTTATTACTTTTAGGATCTATTATATAATCCATCGTTTCAGATGGTAATTTTTTTAATGCAACAATTCCATCTTTAGGTTTAGATGTATTAATAATTCTTTCATAAAATACTTTACCATCTACATAATATGAATAAAATAAATCCCATATCATTTTATTAATATTTAATGTATCATAAAAGAATTTTTCAAATTCATCATTCAATGTATTAATCGTATTTTGATTTTTAATTAACTCAGGATCAATTATTTCAAATTCTAAAGTTTTTCCGTCTTCATTTTCTTCTAAGGATTCATTTACTGCATCTTCTATAACATCAGCAATTTCAGGTAATTGTGCCATTTTACGATATTCATTTAATCTATTAATATTATTAGTAATAATCGTATTTAAAAATTGATTATAAAAATTATTAATACCTGAAACACCGAATTGACTATACCCAGATACAGAAAAATCTTCAATACCTTCACCAGAACTTTTTTCAATAACCGATTTATTAGGTATAATTTCACCTTTATTTTCAAATTGTTTTAATTCTTCATCTAATTTTTTTTGTCTAAAGAAATCTAGAAATGACATTTATTTTTCCTTTATGATACATATACTATTGTATTATCATAGCCATAATAAGCACTTCCTGCACTATTATTATAACTTGTATTTTTTGTTAATGAATCAGTTTGTATTGTTCCTTTTACTGAGAAAATTTTTAATGATCCTGCATTACTATATTGAAAAGATCCTCCTCTAGTATCTATAACACCTGTTAAATTAATTGCCCACGGTCCAGTACAATCTAATAATACTCCACCTCCAGCTCCAGCTCCACCTTGGGTTCCACCTGTTCCACCGGAACCAGATCCGCCACAATCATTTGAAGATCCTGTTGTATAATTTGTTAATCCAGCTTGGCCATTAGTTATTAAAGATCCAGCAATATTAATATATGAACTAGCAATTAACCAAATATAAGATCCTCCGGCTCCACCAGCCGCTCCATATCCTCCATAACAAGGGCCAATTTGACCTGAAGAAGGAGTACCGCATCCTGCTCCATAACATGATGAACAATAACATCCTCCACCTCCACCTGCTCCACCCCCACCAGAACCAGCAGAAATAGATTTATCCGTTGTATTATCTCCATTAGATGAAGACCCTAAATATCCTCCATCAGAACCCCAAGAACCATTTCCACCATCTACTCCAGCATATGATCTATTTCCACCTGCCCCACCAGATCCTCCGTAAGTTCCATATCCTGTTCCTCCGGCATATCCAAAAACACCCCATCCAGTAACTGCAGGACAATCTGCCCCAACAGAACAATACCAAAATCCAGGTTCTCCTCTAGATCCTCCTGAATTTCCTACTGCAGATCCATCAATACTTCCTTGAATATTTATTCCAGCAGCAGAAACCTTTAAATTATTAGATAATGTTGCAGTAATACCTGTATTTACAGTAAAAACTCCAACATTATAATGGTATCCTGCTATTGTAGTTGGAGAACTAATAGTCCAATCTGAACCCTCATGATCTCCTCCACCTGTAGCTGTCCATGCCATATTTTATCTCCTAATTATAAGCCCTCAATAATTTACTAATTTCATCATCATCTATTTTTTTAGGTAAATCTTCAATATTAATTTCTTTATTACAATAAGATTTTTTAAAATAATTTACATCTAAATGTTTACTAGTTTCTTCAAATATATATTCATTAATTAATCTATTTAAAGCAATAAATATTTCAATTTCACTAACAGTTTTTCGAAAATGAAGACTTTTTTCTATTTTTTGATTATTAAATGTAAAATAAAAATTTACATCGATTCCTTTATTAATATTATTTATATTAGTTATACAAAATTTATTCACGATTTTTTATTTCTCCTTATACTAATGCTAACATTAAATCTTGTGCACTCCCGGCAGCAGTAACATTTAAATTATAAAAATCTGTTTTTGTATAAGTTTTGGCTGATGAATCTAAAGTTGTAGTTGATGCATAATAATTTCCTGATGTAATAGTTAATGTACATAATGGTGTTCCTGTATCGTTTTTAGTAATTGTTACTGTACAATCACTTGAAGGTGCAGTACCAACTCTAATTACTGCTTCTGTTAATGTACCAGATGTTCCAGTTAAAATTCTAAATACATCATTTTGAGTAGTTACTAATCCTTTTAATAATGCTCTCATACCACCAGTAGTAGTCATTCCTTGAATATCATTATCTAATTCTGCAATAGCACTTTGAACATTAGTAGATGAAATTGTTCCAGTAGGAGAAAATGTAATATTAGTAGCTGTTAATGACAAACTATCTAATGTATTATCAATTTCATCTAAAGCATCTTGTATATTTGTAGCAGTTAATCCTGATATACTATTATCATATGAAATTCCATCCGCATTTGATAATTCATCTAATGCAGTTTTTACATTAATAGCAGTTAATCCTGATATACTATTATCATATGAAATAGCAGTAGCTGCATGCGCCCCAATCGCATCACTAATATGATCTGTTAAATCACTATATTTAGCTAATTTAACCCATGATGTTCCATTATCAAAATATGGATATTTCTCTGAACTATTATAAAATAATCTTGCTTCTGTCCCTGCAGCAGGGTTATTTGTACCTCGAGGTAAAATAAAATTACCTCGCATATCAACTCCATGGAATTTCATTATTTTTCTCCTAAATATTATTTGATATTTAATAAATTGTTAGGTAGACTGGTCTGTAGTTACTCTTATAGATTATTGAGCACTCGAGTATATGAACCCGTCAGATACCAAATCTTTATTTATATCTTTATATTATTATTTATATTCTTTCATCAACTAATCCATGTTCCATTAACATAGATAATTGATTTCCAGTAATTAAATTTGATCCTAAATCTGTTAACATAATCTTCTCTAAATTTAATTCAACTTCCGATTCTAAAAACCTATTCAACTCTTTTTGACTCTCAATATATATATCAATTTCATTTTTATATTCTTTCTTTAATTCTTCTATCTCTTTATTAACAACTTTTGAATTTTCTTTAGATAAAGAATACATATTATCAACTATAATAGGATTCCCATTATCATCTTTATCACAATATTTCTCATTTAATTTAACTCTTTTTTCATCATATTCTAAAAATCTAGGAGATACAGATAATTTAGATACTTCTTGAAGAGATTCAATTTCAGATTTCAATATTTGTTTATTTTTAGCAATAAAATATATAAATTTAATTGACCCTTTTGTATCACCTAATGAATTAAATAATGACCACAACTTCATCACATCACTTTTTTTCATTTAACCCTCCATTTTTTTTATTTATAAAAAAACTTTACAAACTCTATAATTTTATCAAAATATAATATAAATGATGTTATTACACCTACAACCCAAATAAAAATCTTTTTTCTAGGAGTCCACCATTCATATCTTTTTTTAGCCCTTCTAGCAAATTCTGCGATATATTGAAAATCATCTATTGTAACTCTATTATTTTGATACCTTATATTCAAAGTATTCGATATTTCATCAATCATATTAACAAATTTATTAATATTATTTATATTTTTACCAATATTTATATCATTCAAATTAGCTTTTATTTTTTTTATATCATCAAAATGCTCAAAATATTTTAATTTTTCTATATTAGATGCAAAACTTTTTAAATGATTTATATTATTTATTAATGTTTCTAAATCTTTTTTAAATGTTTGTTTTTCAATATTTATATTATTTAAATGTTCATGTAATTCACTAGATATATGTTGAATATTTACTTTAATATTTTCAATTTCTTTCAATAAATCTTTATGATCTCTATTATCTGGTAATTCTTCTACTATCTTATGAAGATTTTGTAACAATGATGCTAAACTAGATTGTACATTAGCAATTTCTCTAAGATAAATTGTATTTTCAGTTACAAAGTTTTGATTTTCAGAACTCATTATATGCAAATCTCCTATTAATAATACTATTATTTGTTTTTTCTATTTTTTCACGAGTAGATTTTAATTCAATTATAGCTTTAGAAATATATTCCTTTTCTTTATTTTGTGCTTCATTTAACATATATATAGTACCAATAATTATAGAGACCGCTTTTAATGCATTTAATTCTGTATTTCCCCACTCTCTTTCTTCATCACAATTATCAAACCCAACAAACCCTAATAACATACTATTAGGGCATATCAAAGGTAATATCAATATCGATTTTGTATCCATTTTACTTAAAATTTTTCTATCTATTTCTGGTAAATCTTTAATAGATGAATTTATACACTTACAATTTTCAATATTATCAAATATATATGGTACATTATCTTCATAAAAAATAACATTACCAAAATATTGTTTTAACGAAATACACTCATTTTTATCCCATTCATTCTCACATTCATAATATATTAAACCATCCTTTTCTACCCGTTTAAAAAAATACGCTCTATTAGCTTTAGTTAACTCTCCAAACCTATATAATATCTTATTATAATCTACTATAGATAAATCCTTCTGCTGTAATAACCAATTCAAAGTTTTAACCAACCTAAATAAAATATTATTAGCTCTATCTAAATCTAACATAAATTCAGGAAAAATCTTTTCATTTAAAATTTTAATTTCATTAGGAGTCATCATAATAAACCTACTTAACTTTTAAATCAAATTTTAATACTTTATATATAATTTTAAAATTCATTTTATAACTCCAATACTAACAAATTAGTTCTATGAACAAATGTATTAGTATTCTTTACTATATTCCAATATACTAAATATTCAGCCGGGATTTGTGAAGTATTTTTAGTAATCAAAGCAGTAATAACATTCTCATTTACTCCCCCAGAGGTTCCTATACTTACCGTACAATCCTCAACCTTTTCCCCATCTAAATCTGTCACATACACAGATGCACTAGTTGGAATAAACCGAGTCTCATCTTCATTTCTTATAGATAATTCTAATGTTCTTATTTCATTCTGAAATATTGTTGCATATGTTAAACTCATACTCCATATTCCTTTATGTCTTCTTGACTTAATGTATCCTTTCCTACCCTTTCACTTAATGTGGTATTCTTAATATTTAAAACTTTACATTTTAAATTTTTATTAATACTCTCCAATTTAGAATTATATGCATATATTTTATTACATTCTATTCCTAGTAAAATTTTTACATTAGTTTTACTAATATCTAATGTTTTACATTTTAAATCTTTACTAATACTCTCCAAGTTAGATTTATTTGCATATATTACATCACATTCTATTCCTGGTCAAGCCTATACCAAACATCTTTTACATCTTTAACATACCCATATTTAGATAAATTAACATCTACATTTTTTAATACTTTACTAAATACCTCTAAAATATATTTATGGTATTTTTCAATAGGAAATTTATTTTGTTTTCATCCATTTATCGAAAATAGTAAATTTATTACCTAATCTAGATTTGTAATTCATTGAAATATTAGATATTTCTTGATCTATGTCTTGAATGTTAAGAATGTTTCGTTCTACCAAATATTACCGAAACCTCATTTTAATTTGTTTTCTCCATCTAAGTATTGATAAACATATTTTATATATTTTTTGAATGCTAAAGAGTTTTTATCAATAGTTAATATATAAGATCGTAAAGATTGTGGTATATTACTATTATCAAGATTGATATTTTTAATATTTTTTAAAACATTATATGCTTGGTTTTTTGTATAATGTAAATTATAAAATTCTATAGCAGTATCTTTAGCATAAGCCATTATTTCATGTTTATTGTTTAATTGATCTATTAATGTATCATCGAGTGTATTATATTTTGCTTTATTATTTGAACGCTTTGTTTGTATAATATGTACTATTTCATGTGATATTATTTCATCTAATACATCAATAAAAATATTTAATCTATCTTTATTCATAAATGTATTAAAAATATTTTTCGAACATTCTATTTCTATTGTATTACTATTTTTTAATTTACTAGATCCTTCAATACCAACAAATGATGCTTTTTTACCAGAACTATGTCTATATTTACCTATATCTTCAATATATTTAATATATAATTTTTCTTCATCCATATTAATAGGTGAAATATTATTTAAATTATTTAATGAATTAAATTTTCTAAATAATTTTTTTATATCATTTAAATATGGTGTTATTATTGAATGATCAAAATTAATCATTTCTATTAAATATTGTTGAAATTTCATAATTGTTCTTCTTTAATTCTTTTTAATATTGTTTTATAATCTAGTTTTAATATATCTTCAGGATTATCAAATTTACTAAAATAAATCATTATTTTTTTAATATTTTTAAAAAATGTTAATGTATATGAAAATATAACAATATCAGATAATTCAGATTCTTTAAACCAATCTGGGTATTCTATTCTATATTTTATGGCAGCTTGGTATCGTTTTATATTTTCTTCTGAATATGGAATATATAAATCCTTATCAACCGCAAAATTCAAAATATATTCTTTTAAATTATCCGAAATCCATTTTTCCATATATTTAATATTTTTATGATCTTTAAGATTTTGATATAATTCTTTTACTAATTGTTCTATTACATCATCAACTGATTTAACATTTAAAATCTTACGATTTATATATTTTTCAAATTTCATTTATACTCTCTGTAAATAATACCCAGATAATTTAAATGCTAAACCTAAAATTGCGGCAATAAATATTGCCCCTAATACAACAACACCTACAGTAATTTTAATTATTTTTAAAAATACATTAGAAAAGAATTTAAATGTTTTACCTTCTAATAAAATGCCTTCTTTAATTTCATCTTCTAATTTCATAGCTTTTCTAGTAAATTCTCTATGAAATTCTTCTCTAAGATCTTCAGGTAATCTATCTTCAAAAAACTCAGAAACTCTATTGATAGCTTTTTCTTTATCCTTGAATTTAGATAACTCTTTAATTAATTGTTTTACCTGTAATGACTTAGAAAATTTATCAAAATCTTCTAATTCCAATTCATTTTCTAAAAATAATTTAAATTTCATTTTTATTTTTCCTTTAATGTTTTAATATATTTAGATACTCCTGGAATATATCTATCAATAAAACTCCAATTCTTTTTTAAAGATTCATTAATATAATCATCAATAATAATAGATCCAGATGAATAAATCCCACATATAATATTTCCATTAGAATAATCTTTATAATTAAATAAATGATTAATAACATCTAAATGGAAAGCTAAATCATATTTCCATATATATAAATTTTTATATGGGAAATATGCTAACCATCTAAATGTTCTTCCGACTTCTTTAAAATCTATACCTTTAGGATTCTTATATAAATCAAAATCCATCTTTAAAATATCAGATTTAATCGTGGAATGATATTGATCTAATAAATATTGTTCAAATTTCATTTTTTATTCCAAGGATTAACAATATTTTTTTGTACCCAAGTATCTAACCCAGGAAGCCATTTAATTAATTTTTTAGATAATTCTAATACTTGTTCTGCTTGTTCTTTTGTTTGTATTTTATTAGATTCTATATAAGACCAACTTAATTTAGAATTTTCTATTTTTCCTCTATTATTATCAGCATGTCCATATAAATATTTAGGGTTAGACATTTTATCTATTCCTATTGTTTCTCTAAACCCTTCTTTATGTAATATATAATATGCATCCCAAAAGATAAACTCTTTATGATCTGGATCATAAATCCATCGTAATTTACAATTTTTTTTTACTTCTAACATTGATAATAATTCTTTTAAACTAGGGTTTTTAAATATTTCTACATATTTGTATATTTTTTTAACACCTTTAACGAATCCGTCAGTAAGATATTGTTGGAATTTCATATTATAAATCCTCATCCAAATCAACGATTCTCATATGTTCACCTCTAGAGGCCAATTCTTTTCTAATTTCTCTTTCTGTATCAGATTTATTAATTGCTCTATATAAATATTTACGTTTAATTTTCAATTTTTCTATTTCATGTTTTAATTTCTTAATTAAATCATATCCTTCTCGTTTACATGCAATTGGATCTTCTTGAGATGGACATTCTTTTACAATAATTTTCTCATATAATTCAATTTTACGAATATTTAATTTCATTAAACATTCTGTTAAGCATGCTTCTTTTTCATCACCAATAAAGTTTTTACATATATCATCACATGTTTCACCTTTTAATACATCTAAATAAATGCTTTTGGGTTTTTTAGTAAATAATTTTTTAAGTAATTGAATAAACCAACCTTCAGTAAGTAAATCTTGGGATTTTACTTTACTAACTTCTTCATATTCTTTAATTAATTGATCTATTTCCGCAATACAATCAATTTTATTAATTTTATTAATCATTAAAATTCTCCTTCTATTTTAATTTATTAAATAATTGTACGATTTTATTAATAGCCGTTTGTTTTGTTTGAGTAATAATTTCAGGCTCAGATTCTTTTTCATTTTTTGTAGAATTTAATGTAATCATCCCAGTTTTAGATATTCCTGTTAATACATTTCTTATTCTCTTATAATTCATTCTAGTAGATGAATTAGTTCCCAAATAATATTTTAATAAATGAGGTTGAAATCCTCGATTATCTAATAGATCTATAAAGTCATTAAAGTCATCATTTTTAAATTTAATTTCATCTGGATTTAATAAACAATCTAATAAAAAACTTATAACCCAATCACCTAAAGAATCATTATTTAGATCAATTTTCGCCATAAAATACTACTCCTTATTAATATTTATATTTATATATTTTTTATAAATATAATTATAAAATAACTCTTGGAGTATAATATGACTAAAGAAAAATTGATAGAAATTGTTAGACGAAGATTAGGTGAACCGGTTGTAGTAGTAGAATTAGATGATAGCCAAATATTAGATAATTTATATGAAGCTAGAGATAAATGGATTAAATGGGCGGCAGGAACAGCAACACAAGAAGTATTTTTCACAATTGCTTTATCAGGTGGGCAATCAATATATAATCTACCAACAGGAGTAACTAATGTTATCAATTATTCAATTGATGTAGGATTAGGAAATATTAATACGTTATTTACTTTAGATAACTACTTATATAATGAAGGATATTATGAAGCATTATTATCTGGTGGCACCGCAGACGGATATTCATTAATAAGTTATCAAATTGCTAGAGATTTCCTAGATACAGTTGCAAAATATAAAGTAGATGCTTATAATTTCAAATATCATAAATATACAAACCAATTAGAAATTCAGCCAACCCCTAAATGTGGAAATTCATTAGTCATTCCAGAACAAACTGCATGTAATGGAACTATAATCCCATCTAGAACATTAGATTCACCTGGATTCATTTTATTAGATACATTTATGATTGCTGGATCTACATTAAATGATTATGATGCTGATTCAAATAATCAATCTATATTTAATGAAGATTGGATTATTGATTATACATATGCATTAAGTATGAGACAATTAGGTATAATCAGACGTAAATTTAGTCAATTTGCATCTTTAGGTAATACTGGGATTGCATTAGATGGTGATCAATTAGTATCAGAAGCAGATACTATGATAGAAAAACTAGATGAAGAATTAAAACTTAAAGAACCATCAATTGGATATGGTATTTTAATCGGATAAAAAAGAATTAAAATAAGCTATTTACATTTTATATAAACATGTTATAATTATATTAAAAGGAGAATTTGTGAAGTGACATATATGAATACTGCATTCAAGATTCTAGAAAAAATAGAATCTTTAGGGTATAAAGCATATATTGTCGGTGGTTCAGTTAGAGATTTAATTTTAGATGCCCACTACATGATATAGATATAGCAACAAATTGTCCAATCCAAATTTTAGAATCTATATATAATATTAATGATATAGGAAAATCAAAAGATTTTGGAATAATAGTAATTAATGTTAATAATTACTCTTTTGAAATTGCTCAATTTAGAAGTGAATCTGAATATAATGGAAGACACCCTTCTAATGTAAAATTAATATCTTCATTTAAAGAAGATGCTTCCCGTAGAGATTTTACTATTAATGCTATGGGATTAAATTCTAAAAATAAAATCATTGATTTTTATAATGGAAAACAAGATATAGAAGATAAAATTATACGAACGGTTGGAAATCCTTATGAAAGATTTTCTGAAGATTATTTAAGAATTATTAGAGCATGTAGATTTGCAGCTAAATTAAATTTTATTATTGATAAAGGGACATTTAAAGCAGGAAGAAAATTAAGAAGAAACATTCTTTATTTATCTAAAGAGCGTATTAAAAATGAATTTATGAAAGCGGCTATAAGTGGTCCAATACTTTCCAGATTCATTAAAAATTTAGATAAAATGAGAATATTAAGTTTAATTATCCCTGAATTAATTTCAATGAAAGGAATGACTCAACGTAGAGATTATCACCCTGAAGGAGATGTATACGATCATACTCATGCTGCTTTAAATATTAGTGAAAGTAATGATCCTATTGTAAATTTAGGAATATTATTTCATGATATTGGTAAATGTGTAGCATTCGGTAGAAGTATTCATGGGACAACCTCATATTATGGACATGACACTCTAGGGGGAAATATTATAAATAATATTAGTAAACGTATAAAATTTAGTAATGAAGAACAAGAAATTCTTCATTTTATCGTAATAAATCATATGAAAATTGGTAAAATCAATAAAATGAAGAAGTCTAAAATTTATAAATATGTTATTCACCCTTATTTTGATAAAATTATTCATGTTGTAAGAGTAGATAATGCATGCAGAGGTGATATAGCATTAAGTAAAGAAAAACACTTAGAAATTATTAATAAAGCTTTACAATTAAAAGATACATATTTTGAAAAAAAAGAAAAATTAGTTGACGGAAACGTTGTAATGCAACTTACAGGATTAACTCCTAGTAAAAATGTTGGATTAATTATTAACAAAGTATCAGATTGGATAATTGACAATGAAATAAATGATACTAAATTAATAAACAAAAAAATAATGGAGACATATGAAAAATTAAATGAGATTTAATAATTATTTACTAGAAAATAAAAAATGGGCATATCATTCTGTTATTGGACAGGATAATATACCCATAAATATTGAATTAATTAATGATATTAAAAAGAATTGTTCTGAAATATTAAATTTATATAAGAAAAATGATAATTTTTTATATAGAGGAATACATTCTATTGATTTTATAGAATTAAAAACTCCTAGAACTGATAGAAAACCAGTAAGTACTCCTCCTGAAATACACAGATTTTTAGATAAAGAATTTTATGATTTATATGGGTGGAAAGCAAGATCTGAAGCAGTATTTGCTATTAATAATAAAATGACAGCAGGATTATATGGAAACGAATATATCGTTTTACCATTTAATGGATATAAATTTTTATATAATAAAGATGTAGAGGATCTATTAGCATGGTCTAAAGCTAGTAAAGGATTAGGTACATTAGATGAATATACATATGATGAAATTGTACAAAATATTACTAAAAATAAAATATTAGAGAATTATACAAATAAAAATTTAGAATATCTATTAAAAACCAAAAGAACAATTGAATTAATGTTTAAATGTTCTAAATATTATTTAATTAAATTTATTGATTGGCAGTGGTTTAAATGAGATTTTGACAATATTTAATAGAAGCTAATATAGTAAATAATTATCATATAGATAAAATATTAGATAATTGCACATTTGCGGTTTCTAATAATCACAGAGATCATCAAAATTTAAGATTATTTTTTAAATGGATAAAAACCAATTTAAAAAATTCGATATTAAGACAAAAAGTTAATTCGTTAATATTTACTAAAGTTAAATCTGAAAAATATATAATGAATATTGATTCGAAATGGAAAAACCCTACATGGTTTGATAATGCAATTAAAAAAAATGATGATTTAATTTTAATTGGACCAGATAAACCAATAACGTTTTATCAAAATATCAATCATATAATGGATTATTTTGCAAGTTTAAATACCCCTCAAATTATATTCAAATTAGGGTATAATGAAGCATTACGAAATGCAAACCAATGGACTAAAGAACTAGCAAAAAGGAAAGGGGATTTAGGCGGAATAGAGTTAATTAGTAAATTATCTGATGGATTTACTTTAGTTAAATTGTTAACTAAAGCTGCGTGTGAACATGAAGGCAATATCATGGGACACTGTGTTGCTTCTTACGGTGAAAAAGTTGAATTTGGAAAAACATCTGTATATTCAATAAGAGATAATAAAGATGAGTCACATGTCTCAATTGAAATCAAAAATAATACAGTTACCCAAATTAAAAGAAAACAAAATCAATTCCCGGTTGAAAAATACCATAAATATATTTTAGAGGTATTTAGTAAAATATTGAAAAATGTAGATGTTAATTTATCTGAATATGGGTTTGTTAAAGATGTGAAAGGGGTTTGGTATAGGATTGAAGATATGCCTGAGGGTATTAAAATAAAAGGTGATTTAGATATTCAAGGAACTAATATGAAGAGTTTACCGGGAATAGAATGTGATAAAATATATGCATATGGATCTAAATTGGAGAGTATTAGTAAAGATTTAAAATGTAAAGATTTAAGTATTCGTTTTACTAATGTAAAAATTTTACTGGAAATAGAATGTGATGAAATATATGCATATAATTCTAAATTGGAGAGTATTAGTAAAGATTTGAAATGTAAAACATTAGATATTGGTAATACACCATTAAGTAAAAGGTAGGAAAGGATAAATTAAGTCAAGAAGACATAAAGGAATATGGAGTATGAAGTTTTTAAAGTATTTACAAGAGGAGTTTGTTACATCGTTTAAATCTGAGTATGGTGGGATGTATACTGAGGTATTTGTTAATCCTTCAAGTAAAGAGATGAAAGCCGCGTGTGAATCTGGGGTAATATCTAATAATTTTTTTAGATTTACTGCAATGTATAATAGTAAAAAGTTATATATATTTAATCCTGATGTTATACATGATGAGGCAATGACTAAGTTGAGGATTGATTTATGGCCTAGAAGAAATCCGCCATTGCATTTTTCAGGAATAGCAATATTAAAAGGAAATATTGCATATTATCATAGTAGTGATTGGTTAATGTCACCAGGTTTATTTGCTGGGGAAATTAAAAAACTATCAATGAATAAAGATGTAGTTAATTGGGCGGTACATTTAGTATATGCAGATTGGTCATGGGCAGAAAATTATATTCAAGGATTAAATAAAGCATTATTACCATATAGAAAAGTGTTAAAAAATATTAATATAGATAATTATAAATGGGATAAAAATGTTAAAATTAAAAAGTAGAAAAAATTTATCTAGAGAGAAAACTAAAAAATTAATTGATAGGTGGAAAAAAACTAAAGATGAGGATGAGCCAAATTGGTATCAACCTTTTATATATGAATCTGAGTTAATTTTATTTGTAGAAGAAGACAATAAAATTATTGCTGGGTGTTCATTAGTTATAGATTCTAATGAAGCATATATATGTCAAATTACATCTAGAAAACCTGGGTGTGGATCTATAATGTTACAAACTATATTAGATAAAGTTAAAGTCCCTGAAATATATTGTAATGTTAAAACTAAAGAAGGATATAGGTTAGTTTCTAAATTTGGTTTTCAAGAAATTGTAGGGTGGGTTTCACATATTGGCCCTGAAATGAGATATTATACTGGAGTAAAAAATGAAATTTAACGAATATTTAAATGAACAATTGACAAATTTAGATGTTATAACATCTAAATTTTTGATTAAAGGTATAGAATTAACCGATGAAAATATTAAAAAATTTTTAATTAAAAATGGGTACGTTAAAATTAAATTTGGTAATACAATAAATAAAAAAATATTTAATATAGAATTAACATTTCATCCTTTTGAATTTTCAGATGATGATGGCGATTATTATGGAATATATGAACCTACTAAATCATTATTAAAAATGAATAATAAATCATTTATAAATAAAATAAATACATTATTTAAATCATGAGATATATAAAAGAAAAAATATTTTATATAATATTATAAAAATACCAATTGGAATAATTTAGAATATATTTTTAACCAAAAAATGGCTTAGAATAAAAAATTAGGGTGTAATTGTAACCTATCATGGAGATATTATTTTTGAAGATGTAAATAAAAATTTTTAATAAAAGGAAATTTGTATGAGTGGAAATATGTTTCAAGGAACATCACAAATTTGTGATGATAATACTTTATATGAAGTTAAATCTTTTATTAATGATGAGTTTTATTTTAGATTATCTTCATTAATATCTGAATATAAATTTGTTGGATCCTCTGCACATGAAATCATTAGACCTATTAATGATATAGATATTGTTTATAAAGCTTCAGAAAATACTAAATTAGATTTATATTTTAAACATAATAAAATAAAGACTTTTAAAGATTTTATTTTATTTCAATTTTCAAAATATGAAACTAGAGTAGTAGGAGATTTAATATCTATCTGTTTAAAACTAGATAATGGAAAAAAATATCAAGTAGATATTAATTTAGTAGATGATTTAAAATATGCACAATTTTCATATTATTCAGACCCTACATCAAAATATAAAAGTTTATATAGAAATGAACTTTTATTTCACCTGGCTCACATAATTAGTTTAAAAAAATTAAATTTATATGAATACTCAAGATATTGGTATGATCTAAATAAAGGATTATTATTTGGTAAAATATCATATAAAGGTAAAAATGGGGTTCTTAAAAATCCTAGAAAAATTTGGCAAATTCCTATAACTAAAGATCCATTAACTATTGTTAAAATTTTATTATCAAATGAAGCAAAATTAACAGATGCTAATTCATTTGAAAGTATTTTAGATATAATATTATCTCCGAAATTTAATTTTGATTCAATAATATTAAAAGAAGTATTAGAATTAACTATTAAAGGATTAAAAAAGAAAAAAGTAAATATTCCCGATGAATTATTAAATATAGGAGGTAAAATTGGAATATTTTAATGATTTAAATGATAATTTTAAAAAAATGTTATTAGATGAATATATAGAAATATATGAAAAACTTGATGGAACGGCATTAATAGTAAAAGATGGAAAATTTTATAAAAGAGACGGAAAAACAGAATTAGATTTAGTTAATAGAATTGTTTCTATTTTATATAATGATGCAATTAAATATTTAAGTAAATTTAATATAAAGAATGCTAGATTTGAAATTTTTTCACCTTTTGCTACTTATACAATTCCAATAAATCTCCCTTTAAATGGAATCGTGTTATTAGAGTATGAAGGGTGTAATACATATGAGAAATTAAAAGCAAAAGCAGCGGAATTATTTGTATCATGTGTTCCTTTAGTTTTTTCAGGATTTTTAAATAATACACAAAAAGAATATTTATTAGAATGTAAGTATGTTAATAAAAAGGTTTTATCAAGATTATTTAATTTTTATCAATTTAAAGGTATTAATGAAATTGAAGGAATTGTTATATCTCAAAAACAAAATAAATATAAGATTTTTTCTCAAGAATTTGTTTATAGAGAAAAACTAGAAAAAAATGAACAACATGATCTTTATTATGATTATATTGCTAAACATGTAAAACAATTACCAATTAATATTCCATCTGGGTATGTTTATTCTGAAACAAATTATATTTCTTTAATATTAGAAAGTATATATAATTATCTCCCGATTTTAATTAATAATGTACCTGAAGAAATTTTACAATTAAATTTAAATGATAAAAGTTATATGAATTATACTTATATCCCTATAAAATTATATATGTATATTAAATGTTCTAGATTTATAAAAATATTTACACAACATTGTTTATTAAATTATAATAATTATAAGAAAAGAGTTAGTAAACGGTATAATAAAGAATATATTAACATTATTAATAATAAAATTAAATTATTAACAAATGAAGGTTAATAATGAAAATAGGTTTATATATAGGAAGATTTCAAGGAATAACTGAAGTGCATAAATATATATTTGATTTAATGTCATTTAAATATGATACATCTTATATATGTATTATTGATGGAAAAAAGACATCAAATGATAAAAAATTAAATCCATTTACACTGTCTATTAGATTACGATTGATTAATAAAGTTTTAAATTATAATAATATAGTAATAATGTCTAATAGTGGGTATATTCCTGATATAATAAAGCCATTTGAAGATAATGAGATAGATTTTTATTGCGGTGAAGATAGGATAGAAAGTTATAAAAAACAACAAAAATATTTAAAAACCAAGTTAAATTTTATAAATATTAATAAGTTGAATAAATTTAAAAGGAATGATATATCTGCTACAATGCTTAGAGAAGCATTAAATACTGGTGATAAAACTAGATATATTAGATTATGTCCTATAGAATTATGGGATGATTTTGAAAATTTAAGAAAAGAAATCATATAAGTTTTTTACTCGACTTAAATAATAAATTTATCAAGGCGAAAGTCGGGCGTCTTAAAAGGAGGATTATATGATGTATAATAATGGCTTGATTTGTGTAATTAAAGTTGGAGGTAAGGTATTACGAGAACAAAATGGAAAAGTTAAATTACCTTTTGGTTCTGAATATGCCATTGGCTTAAAAAATAAACAATCAAAAAATGTAGTTATATCAATTGAAATTGATGGAGAAATCAAAGGTTCAAAATTTAAATTAGCTCCAAATCAAGAAATAGATTTAGAACGCCCACCAACCCAAGGCAATTCAGGAAAAAAATTCAAATTTATAGAAAAAACTGAACAAATATCTGATTATCGTGGAGATAAATTAGATGATAGATTAATTGTTATTACTTACCAATTTGAAAGAATTTATGATCCAATAATAATTAATACCCCTAATAATCCATGGGTTAAGGATGATACATATTATGATAGATGGAATCGATATTATGAACCATATTGTGGGGATAATACAAAAATATGTTCAAATGTAAAGTCTTCTGGTATTACAGTAAACAGTTCACATTCTAATCAATCTTTTTCTTATGATAATTATATATATTTAGAAGACTCTAAACACAATATTATATTTGAATTAATAGGATATAATACAATTGTGACAACTAAAAACAAAATAACATGTAATATTTGTGGGACTCATAATAATAGTAGAAATATCTATTGTATACAATGTGGAAATAATATTTCATAAAAACTATTTACTTTTCTCCGTTTCTTGTTATAATATAATTATACTTGAAACGGAGGTTTAAAATGAAAAATGGAAATAAGAAAACTGTAAAATTTACTGGATGAATTTACGGCCGAAGAGTGTGCCATATCACAAAAAATGTATAATAAAATTTTAAAATATAACAATCAAAACGCCACAATTATTGGAAATTCTGGTGATGGATATGTTGACTTAAGATTTAAAGATGGATATGAAATTTTTATGATTTCTGATTATAATATAGACTAATATTTTCAACTACTTTAAATAATTTAATTTTTTATTAAAATATAGAAAATAGCTAAGTACTTAATTTTATTTGATTTTCTGCTAATTTAATTAAATTTGTTTTATTTTTAAATAATTTGAAAAATAGTTTACACTTTAGGTTGATTATGGTATAATATATTTAAATAAAGGAAAGGGAACAAATGAAAATCTACATGTTGAAGAATAAAGAAACTGGTAGATTATATAATTGTGGATTTAATTATCCCTATTGGGAAGATAATTTTGCAAAAGTAATGAAACAAAATTTGGTAGAAATTGTTGAGGTGAAGGTTTAAAATTATTAAATTGTCTAGTAATTGTAAAGATTACTAATCATTAAAAAAGGTATAATAATGCATTTTACTATACGGTGTCCTCAATGTGGCCGAGAGTTTGAACTTGACCTTGACGAAGTAGAGGTTGAGTTCGAAGGTGGTACTATACACTTTACTGGATCTTACAGCTGGCGAGCATTAAGTTGTGAGTGCTGATTTAGGCAAGTACAAGAATATGACACTTTTCCAAGTAGGTATCGTTAAATATTATTAATAAAGCAATTTTATTAATTTTTTTTAAAAATAATTAAGAAGATTTAAAATATTTAATTTTAAAGAAATCGTCGAAAAAATTGGTATTGAAAATATTAAATTTATTATTCCTTATAGTATTCCTTATAGTTGTTTATTTGAAAAAGATGTATTATGTATTAGTAAAATCGATGAATCTAGATATAAAGTTTTTGAAGGATATAAAGTTACTCTTAAACCTATAAATGAAAAATTTAGACCTAAAACATTTTACTAAAGTGATCTTTTTCAATTAATTAAAGAGAGTCCTAGTAAATTTATAGTTATTAATGATATTGAACAAATTATTGAAGATATTTAAAATCTATTTTTAAAAACGCCACAATTTGTGGCGTTTTTTATTTTGAATAATCATATAACCATTGTAAGAATATATTATTAGATTTAAATTCTTTGTTATAATATACAGAATGAATTAGTGTACTCATTTCTTTAATTAACATGTTACATTTTCTATCATATTCATCGGTAAAATCTTCAAATATATTTATATCTATTTTAGGTGTATATCCTGGAATAAAATTTTTACTTATCATATTAGAAACTAGATTGAAATGCTTTTCATATAAATGTAAACTATTTGAAGTATGATTATATATTCCCATTTCTAATTTAGGGTATGTTTCTTTTAATTCTAATAACATCATTTGATGGATAATATTAAAAAATACATAATCAGTAGGGATTCCAAAAATAATATCAGAAGATCTCATATATATAGAAAAGTTTAATTTATTATCTCTAATGTGGAAAATTCCATATAGGGTGCATGGAAAATCTTTTACATTATTGAATTGGTGTTCTATTCCATTGAAGTGTAGAATTGCTTGTCTAGAATCTTTATCATTTATTAGAGATTCTTTTGCCCATCTCCATTGAGTATAATTATTATTTTCATGAAGTCTATAGAAAATTAAGTGTCCATAATTAGAATTAATTTTACCATCAATTGCTAATTTATTCCATAATGAAGCATGTTTACCTATATAATCAGTAGTTCTATCTCCAGCAAAATACCAAATTAATTCTTTTGCGATATATTCTATTTGTGAAGATCTTATAGGATTTAAATATAAATTAACATTTGGGTTTTTAATAGTAAATGAATAATTCATTATTTCTTTAATTTTCATATTCCTAGGAGAAGTAATATATTCAGGGTAATAAAATATATCAAACAATAATTTTTTATATGCTTCTGTGAAAGTTTTATATATCATTTATCCTCCTTATATTGTTCTTTTAATACATTACAATCAGAATAGAATTTATCTAAAGCAGTTTTATTATTTATTCTATCATATTCATATTTATATACTACTCTTTTAATCTTGGCCGCAATAATTGCTTTAGAACAATTCCAGCATGGGTGGTATGTACAATATAATGTACCACCCTCAATTGGTAATCCTTTTCTGGCTGCCCATATTAAATTATTAATTTCTGAATGAATTTCATATTTATCACTGAAATCTGCATGTATTTTTCTTAATTCAGAATCATGATCTTTTAAATCTTCAATATTTAACCATTTTTTTATAGTAAGGGTTTTTCTAATAAATTCATCACAATTAATATACCCTTGTGGGGTTCCATTATATCCAGATACTATTATTCTATTATCTATTACAATACATGAACCTACTTTATAACTTTGACAGTTAGATAATTTACCAAAATCTTCAACAAAATTTATAAAAACTTTATCAAATTTATTCATATATAACTCCATCTAAATTATACCAAAAGTCACTATTACCTAAATATTTAATTTTAGGGTTATTTACTCCACGATTCCAAGGTCTATTAGGCATAAATACTTCAATATCATTATTTACTAAATCTTCAGCTGTTTCAATATGATCTTCTATAAAATGAGTAATATCATATTTTTTACATAATTCTGATTTAGTATTAGTACCAAATTCATTACTATTATTTACACATTTTATTACAAAAGGAGTATTTTGTAAATATTTACTTAACCAAATTTTAGTTTCATCTATAACGTTTTTAGTTCTAGAAGTTATAAAAATTAAAGTATTATTTTGACCATATTTAGTTAAAAATTCAATAGCTCCATCATAAGGATATAAAGAATTCCACCAAATAATAGTTCGTCGTACTAATTCTTGATGATCTTCTTTAGATTTACACCAATTAAATATAGAATAATATTCTTTAATATCGTCTAATGTTTTTACTTTATGATATTTATCATAATATAGACGAATATATTGTTCTATAAAATTTACAACACACCCGTCTAAATCAAACCCAAGTTTCATTACTATTCCTTTTTAAAAATTCTATAATTTTATTATGTATAATATTAATAGACATTTTATTACAATTTAATAATAGTTTTTTATTAATATTAGATTGTTTTGTTGAATTTATAAATAAATCTATTTCTTTTTGTTTTTTTTCTAGTTTTATTGAAAAAGATAAACCATCATCTCTTTTAATTAAATTTTCAGGTTCATCATATAGTGTTATTAAAAATATAGAATTCCAAAAATTTGATTTTATATATTTTTTTTCAATATCATAAATATATTCTCCATTATAATTTCTATATATTGGTGAATATACATTTTCACCAATATGACTTCGATCAAAAATTAAATAAAAATTATCATTTAATTTTTTCATTATTTTAAACATTTCATTATATTGAATTTTTGAATATTCATATATATTTTCTGTTAAAATATTACTATATTTAATAATATGAGTAATTTTATTAATATTTCCAAAATATGTTCTTAATAAATTTATTTGTGTTCCTTTTCCAACATTATCTGGACCTTCAAATATAATAATCATTTTATATAATTCCTTTTTTATAATCATTATAACATTTTTCAAATATATTGTAATATATTTGTTGATTTGTTTTATTATGATAATGTAATGGAATCATACTTAAAAATAAACTAGCAGTTAATATTGTTAAAAATTTTAATTCTTTTTTTGTAAAAGTAGATTCCAATTTATTTTTGAATATTTTTTTAATATTTTCAGTTCCATTATTGAATATTGTATAATCTTCTATAGAATTAATTATATATAATTCAGAATTAATGAAGTCATAATCATATAATATACTATGTATTAATTTAGCGATATCATAGTAATAATTACCATATATAATACCATTTGGATCAATCATATATGGTTTATCATTTTGTAAGTCATATATTATATTTGATAAACAAAAATCACCATGCATTAATGTATTTTTTAATTTAAATTTTTTAATTTCATTTTTAAAATCTTCAAAAAAATTTTTTAATAGAGGTGTTTTTTCTAAATTTTCACATCTAATTTTTGTTTTATTTAATATCGTATCAAAAAAATTTATTTCTTTTGATTTATATTTTTTCATTTTATCAATTAAAGAAAATAAAGATTTAAAAATTATTTCCCATGTTTCATTTGATCTATCTAGATATAAGTAAACATCTTTTAATGTTGGAAAAGGTAATTGTTCAATTGAATAGTAATTATTATTAAAAAAATTTGAATTTATTATTCTCGGAGTATATAATTTAATATCATATGGTATAGTTTTAAACCAATTATATTCATTGATTATTTTATTAACATTTTTAGAATATTTATAAGTTATATTATCTTTAAAAATGATTTTATTAAATATTCTATGAAAAGTTATATTTTTATTTTTTAAGTAATCGTTTAATGTACCATAATCTTTAATATTAATATAGTTTGTATCATAAGTAAATAAATCAAAATTATTCATAATAGTAGATAATTGAAATTCTGATGATATTTTTTCATTATTTTTAAATTGTTTTTCTAATTCTAGTTTTAATTTATTAGTATTTTTAAAATAATATACACCAGATACCGCTAAATTTGTATTTGGTTTTGTTAATGGTTTATCATAAAATTTTTCTACATATTTATTATTATCATTAATTTTTACCATACACCAACGAGAATAATCATTTACTTCTTGTACAGAAATAAAATTATTATCATATGATACATTTTTTATATTAGCAATTATATCACCTAATATTATTAGTACAGAGTCATTAATATCATTTTTTATTACTTCATATATTGCACCACTTAAACCATTTAAATTTTCTTGAACTTTAAAAATAATATTTACTTTAAAATTAAAAATTTTTATAATATTTTTAATTTCATTTTGTTGATGATTTATTACAATATAAATTTTATTACAACCTTGAGATTCTAGTTCTTTAATATTATAATAAATAATAGGTTTTTCATTCAATGGTAATATACATTTAGGATAATATTTTCCTAATTCTTTAAATCTTAAACCTTTTCCTGCTGCAGGAATAATACCAATCATATATAATTCTCCTTTATACATATATTATAATCAGTATTATTTATGAACTGTTTTATGGTTAAATTACGATCATCAATATAAAAAACATCTTCTCCCCATGGCTTACCCATTATTAATTCATGATATTTAATATTATACCTGTTTAACCACTCTTCTAATATTGGTCTGGTATATTTATTAATCAATGTTAAATTACCTTTAAATGTTCTCATATTTCTTGATGTAAATAATATAATTTTATTTCCTTTAAAATATAAACTATTAATTTTATTAATAATAATTATATTTGGTGTAGAATTAATATAATCATTATTATAAGTTTTACAAATTGTATTATCTATATCAATTATAAAAGTCATTTAATCATTTCTTTAAATTTATTTATAACAATATTATTTAAATAAGAACCATCTAAATATTCATCTTTAATTAATTTCATTAAATATATTAATAATTTATTATATTCATTTTTATTGTTTTCTAATAATTCTATTTTTTTAAATAATTCTTTTGGAGATTTTATTCTTAAAAAATCTGGAATTGGTAAATGTTTTTGATCATCATAATATGGATGTAAAAATGGAATAATACCATAATACAACATTTCCCAAAATTTAGCAGTTACCCAACCCTTTTCAATTGGTATTATTAATGTATATTTTACATCATATAAAAGTTTTTGTAAATTATTAAATTTTTTAGGACCTTTAAAACGTGAATCTTTTAACCATTCATCTGACCATTTACCATATATTTCAATATCATCTATATTATCTAAAATATATTCTTTAAGTATTGATCCTCTTGATAATCCACCATTTCCCCCTTCATTTAAAACAATCATCATTTTTTTAGTTTTATTATTTAATTTTGGTTTACTTTTATTAATTAAAAATATTTTTTCAATATTAGAATATAATACATCAATACTTTTAAATTTAAAAGTTTTTTGATTATCATATGATATAATAGATTTATATTTATAAGATGTATTATATTGTGATAATGAAAATTGTGGAGAATTAATAAAATCTCTACCAGGTTTAATATAACGAGGATCTGGTGATATTAACATATATTTAATTTTTGATTCATTTAAATAATATATAATTGGTCCAACATACTTTTCAAACATTTGTAAAACTTTAGCATTTTCATTGCTATTAATTTTTAAAATTTTATTGGGTATATTTACTTGACTAATTGGACCTGAAAATAATATTCCCCCATCAATTTTTACATTTTTTAACTGATCATATACCCATGTTAAATTATTATTTTTTCTAATATCAAAATTTTCCCATATATTAACTATATTAGGTATATTTAAATTATAATCTGTTTTTCCTATAATATAAAATGTATCTTGGGTATTATATTTTGCTAAATTTAAATAAAAATTTGAAGGTTCATTATCCCCACCAATTGCTCCCCATTTTTTATCATTAAATAATAATGATCTACCAAATTTACCAATTACAATATTCATTATTTTCCTTTTTCATTTAATAATATATTAACAACATCTTTAAGTAAATTTCTAACTTGATATTCTATACATTGAGACTCTGTTATTTGTACTACTAATAACTCTATATCGTTAACATCATAATATTTATTTGATAAAATCATAGCTTTATAAAAATTTAATTGAAGTTCATATTTAGATAACTTACTATCATCTAAATGTGTAATAGGAGGTAAACCTAATCCACCTTTAGATTCATCTAATCTACCTTCTGATGTTTTCCAATCTATTAAAAATAATTTCCCTGTAGATTTTTCTTTAGCCACACAATCAATCATCCCTGCTAAATCTCTATCAGGCCACACAATCTTCTTCTCTAATTCCAATACTTCAAAATTTTCATTAAATTGGTTTACAATATAATCATATGCAACTAAAAAAAATTCTTGTTCTCTTTTATTTTTAGGAATTGGGGCTTTTTCATTTTTTAATAAACACTCTAAAAAATAATGAACATTTGTTCCAAAATTAGAAGCATCATTACCTACATTTTCCCAAATTTGTTTAATTTCATTAGCAGAATATAATAAATATTTACCTTTATATTCACAAAATTTAGACATTTTTTCCATGTCAAATTTAGGAAAATATTTGTTTAATATTTTTGTAACTGAGTTAGTAATCTTTTTTTCATCATAATAATAAACGTGATATTGTTCATTAAATTTTATTAAACTTTCATCAATAGTTTTCATATGTACTAATCCACATATCTAAAAATATTAACGAATACCCAATTAAAGTTAAAATACATTTTTCATATTCCTTATATAAATAAGGAATAATTGGGATCTTTTTATATGATTGTTTTATATTAAAAAACTTAAATATTTTATTTTCATATTCTTCTATAAACATATCATCAATTAATTTTAAATCTTCTTTTTTATTTGTTCCTATTTTTCTAAGATTCCCAGAAATTTCTATTTTATTTGATAGTATATTAACATTAGATTCACTAATATAAAAACAATCAATATATATAAAATCTTTCGGAGGGTTATATGTTAATTGGATTTCCTTTTTGTTAGAATCTATAATAACCCAAACATTTTTTATTAATGCCATTTTTATTCATCTTCTAATTGCATTATTAATCTTGAAGCCCAAGTGGGGTCATCTGAATTTAATTTTACTTCTTCAGTAAAATCTTCAAAATCATGTCCTACTAATTTATAAGGTTGTTTTGCTTCTATATCTACAAAACAATGTCGTAATTCATGTCTAATTAAACGTTCACGATCTTTAGGAGTTTTATCTGTTATATTCCAAATATTTTCATCAATAAATAAAATATAATCATAATCATCTGGAGATAAAAACTTTTCTAAACTTGATGTCATTTTAATATATGCTAATACAACTCTACCTTTAGATTTCTTAGCTTTTTCATAAAATAAAATTTTAAATTTTGCATTAACTAAATTAGAAAAATATTGTTTTACAACTTGATCTTTTAATTCATATACTGAATTTGGAACATCTTTAAATTTTGGCATCTTTTTATTACTCCTTTATATTTATAATATTATTTTTCCATATTATTTGTAAATCTCTAGATAAAAACATAAAAGGCATATACCTTAATGTATATTTTAAATTTTTATCAGAATAAAAAGGATTAAAATTTTCAAAATCTATTATTCTACCATTTCTTCCAAAAATAAAAATATATTTATAATCTGAATATTTTTTAATATGTTTAAACCGATTTATAATTTTTTCAAAATAAGATTTTTTTATTCTTAAATTAGGATACATAAATAATGTTTTTATCTCTAAAATATCATTATTAAATAATAAATCTTCATATTTTTTATCACAAAATGAAAAATGTTCATTATATATTTGCACTAAACAATGTTCTAATAATTCTCCATTTAATCTACTTTCTTCTGTACCATATGGCTTAGACATTATTTCATTGAATATATTATTATAATCTGTTAACTGTTCAGTGTAAATATATTTGTCTTTAGGAATTAAATCAAATGGAAGTGGATCCAAATCCGCCAGCACCACGAGTAGATTTTTCTAAATATAAATCTTTAAAATCTACTTCTACTGGATTTAAATAATTCATTTCAATAAGAATAAATTGAATAATTTTCATTCCTGGAAATATTTCAACATTTTTATCAGATGTATTAATTAAATTAATATGTACTTCTCCTTGGTATTCTTGATCCACTACACATGCACCAATCATTAACCCTAATTTAGACGAAATCCCAGATTTATTAAATGCAATTAAAGCATACCCTTCTGGGATATTAAAATGAATTCCACTAGGTATCAAAATATTTTCATGAGGTTTTAATACCTTAACTTTTTTATCATTGAAATCATTAGGAATAAATAAATCTATTCCAGCATCAGTATTATGTGCTCTATTAGGACTTTTTACATCTCTAACCTTACTAAAACTAAACTCCATATTTACTAATTAATCCTCCTTAATCTATATATTTTATAATCATCTTATCATTTTCTACTTCATCCATTAATTCACTTGAATCCCAGGGAGCATCCATAAAAATAAATAAATCTTTTTCATAATTTATTTTATTCATAAATTTATTTTCATCTTTAAAGTTTTCATTAAACTCTTCTTCATCCATTCCATAATTATCTAAAACGTATGATTTATTAACTGGTTTTCCGATAAACGAATTGACTAATAATTTATAATCTTTATCTGTATTATATTTTTCTTTCATTCCAAATAAAACACAAATAAATGATGATGAACTACTATTACTTACAAACCCCATTCTTAATTTCATTTTTAATCTTCTTCTGGTAAATATTTATCTTCATCATATATATCTTCATATAATAAATAATCTTCAGAGCATAAATCACATAATTGTTCCCATCCTTGTAATTCATGAATCCAAGATTTATCTGGTGCTTTAAACCATGTATCATGTAAAATTCTACATATATTATTATCTTTATTTTCTATTAGAATTTTAGATAATTCTAATTCTTTGTAATTAAATTTATTAATTAATTCTAATAAATTTTTCTTATATTTATTAACAATATTCCACCATTCTTCTTTTGTAGTTGGGTATGAATACATTTATTCTCCTAAAAAAAAGTATTAAATGCTAATTGTTTATGTAGATCTAATATATATGTTTTATTTAAAGGTTCTAATAGCATTTCTATTTTACGAGTAAAGTATTTTTCTATCATAATATTTCTATCTGGGATAATTCCATTTTCTTCAAATTCCTTTGGCCATTCAACATAACATATAGAATTCATCCCAAATTGATTATCTTTTAAATATATTACTTTTGCTTTTTCATCACCTTCTAACCATTCATATTGATTTTTTAGATTGAATGTTTCTAATAATAATCTATAATTAGCTACACCTTTGATATGCCATGGGATTCCTAAAGTTTTTCCAGCTGTATTTTTTAAATCTGTTCTTAATTCTGTATCTGATTTAAAATAACTTTTTAATGATTTTCTTTCTGAGTTATTTCCTTTAGGTGGTAATGTTATATTAGCAGAAATGTCTTCTAATTCACATATTAACATTTCTTTTTTACATTTTTCTATTTTATCTACAATTTCATCTTCAGTAGATTTTCTCATTATCATATTTAATATATTATCTAAATATTTTCTAATTATTACGGGAGTATCAGATCTTATAATTTCAATACCTTTTACTTTTACTTTATCTGTATCTATACCTTCTTCATTTATTGCCCAATATGCATATCTCTTTTTCTTAATAAATAATGCGGTTTTTGCAACTAACTCATGTTTTAATCCTATTTTAAAATCTTTTACATTAGAATTATATTGCTCTAATTGTGTTTCATTAAATGTTCTTTCATTTACATAATCTTGAATCTTATTAGCAATATTTAAAATTAATTTTAATTTTAAATTTTCAGATAATTCTACCCACTTAGGATTAACAGTATCTAAATACTTTCCTATTGCTAAAAATATAGAATCAGTATCTATATATGTAACAAAATCAATCATTTAGACACCTTTAATAAAGAATCAATAATTTTTGATACTTGTTTATTTTTGATTTTATCATTCATAAAATCGTTTGCATAATCTTGGGCTCTTAATATAGTATTAACCCCACATGTAGTAATAGCTAATGAAATATCTGGATTAAAATATCTAGAATAAGGTACTGATGTTGCCCCATAAGTACTATTAAGTAAAGCTTTTAGAGCTGTTTGATATGAATTTAAAATACTTATTTTTATTTTTATTATATCTATTTTCTTTTTATCTTTTATTGATTCTAAAGAGTGTTTTAGTTTAAACATTTTTTGTTTTGTTTCTTTACGTTTCATAAAATATGTTTTTTGAATATCTGCAATTACACCTTTTCTATCATTAACAAAAATAGTACCACATGGGGCAATTGAGAATTTTTTCATTTTTACTGCATTATTAAATTTTAATAATAATTCATCTTTAAAATGTTTTACATTTCCAGATTTACTTTTAAACATAAAATCTGGGAATTCTTTTAATTGTGTATATTTAACTATTTGTTCTTCAGTTTTATCTGTTATTCTTCCATAATATGTTTCAACACTCATATTTAAAGTAATTATATGTGAAGGATATGAAGATGTAATATCTAAATCTATTACATATTCATAAAATCCTTTTAAAGGATCTTTTACAATTGCCCCGGTAAACGGGTGTGATGATTGAAATTCATCATGATATGGAGCACATAAATTATTTCTTCTAAAATATGTTAATAAGGCTCCTTCAATCATTTTAGTTTGTGATTCAGTAAATACTAATGGGACTTTAGTTAATAAAGAAACAGCTAACATATTATGTTGAATAAATCCACGTTTTTTCTCAATTTGATCTACTCTTCTTACGTCAATTATATTATATTCAACATATTTTTGATAATTTTGTTGATATAAATTTCTTAATCCTATTGCCCCAGATCCATATTCAGAATAATCTAATTTACCTTCTCCTAATTCTTCTTTAGCAACAGTATCTAACCTAAAATTTTCTAAATTTTTATATGCATATCGCTTATATGTAGGTAAATAATCTATAATAGAAATTCCAGGAATATCTAATTTATAATCACCTGTAGTTGATTCCCATTGTCTTAATAAATTAATAGGAGATAATTGTTCAATTAATTTATCATTACCAGATAACAACCTTGTTCTTTCTATAATATAAGGAAAGTCAAAGTTATATATATTCCACCCAGTAAATATATCCGGAGGATTTTCATGAATAAAATGAATCATATTTTTTAATAATTCAAAATCATTTGCACATTTGAAATATACAGTTTTATCATCAGGTGTAAAATCATGTAAACCAAATACATATACTTTATCATTAAAATTATTATGAATTGATATTACTGTAATAGGATATTTAGGATTCTTATAAGATGGAAATTCCTCAGCATCAATTTCAATATCTATAGTATAAATTAATAATCTAGGATGTTCTAATTCATCATCTGGAATTCCATAATATCGTTCTGTTAAATATTGAATTTGAGGAGCAACATTATTTTCATAAATTCCAGATTTTTTAAATTTTTCATATTTACGTTTATCCCAATATGAATTAAAAGTTTTTTTTGTTGCTTTATTACCATCAATAGTATCTACATTACCATCTAAATCTCGAATATATAAATAAGGAGTCCAATCATATATATCATATAATCGTTCACCTTTTACTGTATGCCATAAATGCATTTTAGATTTTTTTTGGTCATAATATATATTTCTAAACAATATAATTCACCTCACATATTATATTATATTATATATAAATATTTAATTAATATATATTTCTCGATCTATAATTTTTTTAATATTTTCATCTGATAATTTTCTTTGTAAAGATCTTAAATATGCAAATTGAGCTTCTTCTCCCCATAATACATTTTCATTATCTACATAATATGAAGAATATACTCTAGTATTTGAATATTTATTATTTAATATAATTGCTATATTAGCAGCTAAAGCTGGTGGCGTAGATAAATCAAAACAAATTTGTAATTCACTTTCAGTAGGCATAATCAATAAAAACGGAGCAATTACCATACCCGTTTCACACTGTAAATGATTTTCATTAAAAACTTTACACTCAATTAAAAACTCTTTAATTTCATCTAAAGTAGGAATTTTCATTTTAATAACCCACGTTCAGGATTAACTAATGACTCCTTTTGATTAAACCCAATTAAATTCCCATACCCTTCAAATGATAAAATAGAATCCGTTACAAATTGCATAATCCTAGGATGTTTTGTAATATTTTCAATAGATTCTAACATTGTATTTAATTTAATTTTTAAATGATAATCTTTATTATCTTTAATTAATTCTTGAATTAATTCTATAGAAGATCTAATCCATACTTTAATATTATCAACTGACATAAATTGCATTTCATCATTAAGTATAGTCATTAAAAGAGCAAATGCTTCTCGAGTTGAAATTGGCTGACCTATTGACATACCATTAATTTTTACTCTAACATCTTTAACACTTTTTGCTGTCATTTCCATATTCCTTTCTCATATTTTTCTTGATAAATATCTGCAAATAATGATTCTAGATCAGTATTTCCTTTTTCTTCATTTAAATTTTCAGGATACCCTAACATATATATATTATCATCTGGTAATCTATTAATAAATTTCTCGATCAATTCTTTCAAACATTGTGAACATATATATACAATATCACCTTTTACCAAAGATGTATATTTATTATAACATTCTTGACAAACGGTTGTCCCATCATTCAATAATATCATATTTCTAGCAGAATTATTATTAATATGTTTACAAATTGCTCGGATTTTTAAATAATTTTGATGTATCGAACACCTTTCTAATATAAGTTTATCTTTCATCTTTTTACTCCTTTTATAAATATATATATAAAATGGGATTTATATAAAATTTAAAATATTTCTTGAAAATAATAACAAAAAATTGGATGATGATAATTTTAATAAAATAAAATCACATACTAGAAATTTACATACATAAAAATATGTGATATATCTAAATAGGAGTTTGAATGAGTGAAATAAATTTAACTAATATGTCAAATATATTTGAATTAGAAAATTCTATTAAAGAAGATACTAAAGATCTAGTAAAATCTATTAATAATTTACCAGATAATATAAATGAAGAATCATCTGAGGATATAATAAGAGAAAATATAGATAATGCTAGAGAGTTATTTGATTTAGTTATGCAACAAATACAGCATGGAAATTTAACTGCGGGTTTAGCTCAAAGTGCTGCAACAATTATTAATGCAATAACTAATGCAGCAAATTCTATTCAAACCGTTCAATTAAATGATTTTAATATGGAATTAAAAGAAAGATCATTATCTATTAAAGAAGAAGAATTAAAATTAAAAATTAAAGATGCTAAAAACCCACAAAATCAAACAAATATTCTAGTTGTTGATACTCGAGAAAAAGTTCTACAAGCATTAAAAGATGTTATTAAATTAGAAACAAAACCACTAGAATCTGAGGAAAATATAATTGAAATTTAATAAATATTTAACAGAAAATTATTTATCTACTGAGGAATTAAAAAGAACAATATTAATAGAATGTTCAGATATAATTAAAATATATAAGAAAGCTAAATCTTTTTTATATAGAGGAACAAAAATTTATCCATTTGATTATATTAAAAAATCCTCTAGATTGGAAGACCGAATCCCTAGAGATACCCCTATTGAAATTCATAATTATATGAATAATTATTTTATGAAAAATTTTGGGTGGAAAGGTAGAAATGGGGTTTTTGCTTCGAATAATGATATAACATTATATGGTAGTGATGTTGGTGTATTTTTTCCATATAATGGATTTAAGTTTATATATTCTTCTAAAATAGATGATTTAACTATGTATTTAGAGTTAGTTAATAAAAAGTATGATAAATTTGATAATAATAAAAAACAAGAAATATATAAAAAACTAAATGAAATATTAATAACATATACTGATAAAAATTTGTATAAAGTATTAAATCATTATAATAAAATTGAAGTTTCATTTAAATGTGATTATTATTATGTTATAGATTATAAATATTTTGAAGATGAATTTGGAGATATTTTTTAATGAAAACTTTTGGTGAATATTTAACAGAAAGTATAAATGATATAGGGATTTTTAAATCTGGGTGGATATTAGGATCTCCGGGTTCAGGAAAATCGTACACATTAAAAAAAATAAAATCTGGATCTATTGAACCTAGAATAATTAATACAGATAAAGTATTTTCATTATATAAAGGTGAGTGGAATAATTGGGCAAAAATACAATATAAAGTAAAAATATTAAATAAAAAAATATATACTTTATATATTAATTCAATGTTACCATTATTTATAGATAGTACATCTACTTCTCCTCAAGCTATATTAAGACGAAAATCTATTTTAGATTCTTTAGGATATGATACAGATTTTCTAGTTTTTATTAATACTGATTTAGATATAGCATTAGAACGTGCATCAAAAAGAGAAAGAAAAGTAGATTCTGAATTTATTAAATATTCTCATCAAAGATCAGAAGAAGCCAAACAATATTTAAGAAGTAAATTTAAATATTTTATTGAAATAAATAATAATGATGGAGAATTAACTAATGATGTAATATTATCTGCTTATAAAAAATTAATTAGATATTATAATTCTCCTATTGAAAACCCTATTGGACAAAATATTAAAAAAGATTTACTTGAAATTAAAGGTAAATATTACACAGATTTAGAAAAATATAATATGACATTTATTAAAAAATATATAGATTATTGGTATATGGACTAATGAAATTTAAAGATTATTTACAAAATGAAGATATAACTAAAAGTATTAATACTATATCTAGAGAGTGTTCTGAAATAATAGAAATTTATAATCAAACTGGGAATTTTTTATTTAGAGGAGAACGAAACAATTTTATTATTAAATTAAAATCTCATTTAAAAGATAGAATCCCGATGCATACCCCAAAAGAAATTCATGAATTAGTTAATGATTATTTCATGAAGAATTTTGGGTGGAAAGGTAGAAATGGGGTTTTTGCTTCGAATAAAATAATTCAAACTGTATATTATGGATCACAAAATATATTTTTACCAATAAATGAATTTAAATATATTTATTCTCCAATTGTATATGATTTATCTGATCAATTAGGGGTAATAACCGATTATAATTTTGATAAATGGTCCCAAAATGATAAAAATGAAACATATATTAAATTATCAAAATTAATAGAAACATATACAGATAAAAATATAAAATCTATGATTTGTTCTACTAAAAATATAGAAATATCATTTAATTGTAAATATTATTATTTAATACATTACAAAACTTTAAAATATTATAAAGAAGAATTTAAATCTATATTTACTAGGAAATCTTATGCAAACCTTTAAAGATTATTATACAAAAGATAAAATTCATGAATTTAAAAATATAATATCTAAAGAATGTTCTGATATATTAAAATTATATATTAATACCTTATCTGTATTTTATAGAGGGTATAATAAAAATATTAGTACATATGAATATATTATTCCTAGAAAAGATAGAAGACCATTAGATACTGATCCTATATTACATGAATATATAAATAAAGTGTTTATTAAAGTATTTAAATGGCCAGTTAGAAATGGAATATTTGCTACTGCATCTAGATATATGGCTTCTTCATATGGTAATATTTATATTATATTTCCTGTAAATGGATTTAAATTTGTATATGGAACTAAAAATATAGATTTATCTGCTGAAATAGATGACTTATATGATAAAGATATAGATGATATTAAACCATATTTAGAAAAACGGATTAAAGAAAATTATACAGATAAAAACCTAAAATATTTATTAGATAATCATATGTCAAATGAAGTCTCGTTCAATTGTAAAGGATATTATCTATTAAATCCTACCTATTTTAAACATTATAAAATATCTGAATTAGAAATCCTACAATTTTTGGATGGAAAACTAGATATTTAATAAATAATTTTCTTATTTATAATTTAATTAATTAAAAGGTTAATGAAAAATGTCATCATATATAGATAAAATAAGATCTAAAGGATTGATTTCTCCTCCTTCTTGGATGGAAAATAATGTTGTATATGAAACTATTATGGGATCTGTCGCGTATGGAGTATCTGATGATACTTCTGATATGGATATTTATGGAATTGTAATTCCTCCTAAAAGAATTGTTTTCCCTCATACTAATGGATATATTCATGGATTTGATAATCCTGTTAATTTTGAATCTTATCAACAACATCATATAAAAGATACATAATTATTAAGGTAATTGTACATGTGATAAATGTAAAAATATCCTAGATAAAAATAGATTAGGTATAATTTTAATGAATATTAGAACATTATTAAAAGTATAATTTCACTATTTACTTTTTTGAAATTTATGTTATAATTATATTATAATGAAAGAAGATATAATGTTTGAAAAATTAGAAATTGAACTAAAAATTTCAGATAAAGCATGTGAAATTGCAAAAAAGTATAAAAATAAAGGATTAGAAAAATATCAATATTTAAACAAAATTATATCAGAAACCCAAGATTTTGTAATTGAAAATAGGGATGATGTTGAATTATGGAATGAATGTTTTGAAGAGTATATATCAAGAATATTAAATAGATTAAAGGAAATATTAAAATGAAATTTTTTTGGGCTTTAATCTTTATTATACTTGTAGGATTTAATATTTTTAATTTAAATATAATTTATAGTTATCAATCAGAATTTAAAAAATTAAATAAAGAAACGGTAGAAATTTTAAAAGAACGAAATGAACTCCAAAAAAAAGTTTATCTTCTTTCGAAAGAGTTAATTAAATGTAAAAACCTTAAAATAAAGAGTATTTAAAATGAAAAATTTTATTAAATATTTGGGTGTTTTTATTATTATATTTTTATCAATTTTAACATTTTTTCTTGGAGATAAATCTAGTAGATTATCAAATAAAGTTTTAAAATTAGATAATAAAGTTATTCAATTAACAAATCAAAATAAAATTTTAAATAAACAAATATCTAATATTAATGATAAAAAAATCGATTTACTTAGTAGTAAAATATATAATTATATATTAGAAAGTAATCAAAAATGTGATCCTTTAATTGCTAAAAAAATTCTAGAATCAATTTTAAAATATTCAAAGCATTATAAAATTAATCCTTTATTATTAACGGTAATGATTCAAGTAGAATCATGTTTTAATCCTTTTGAAGTATCTAAAGATGGTGCTAGAGGATTAATGCAAGTAATGCCAAAAGTTAATAAAGTTAAATTTAATACTTATAAATTACATGAAATCGATTATGGTATAAAAGCTGGGTGTATTGTTTTCTTAGAAAAATTAGAATTAAAGAAAGATATAGAACAAGCGATTTCTAAATATAATGGAAAAGGAAAAGAAACAAAAAATTTTAAAATTGAAGTAATGTTAGAATTAGCTAGATTAAATTTTAAATAAAGGAATTATAAATGTCATATTTAATTTTTATTTTTATAATGTTAATATTATCAATGTTAATATTACATTTTCAAAATATATATTTAACATTAAAATTTGATAATTATAGAGAATCGTTTAAATATTTAAATATTGTTTTTGAAATATTACGAGTTATTATATTTAATGGGTATAGTAATGAATCTTTTATAAAAATATATCCATATCAAAAAAATAAAAATGGATATACATATAAACAATGTAGATATATTTTAAAAATGTATGATAAACATAAATATGATATAGAAGCATGGGGATTTGCAACAAATGATATTCAATTAAATTTTATGATTAATCAATATTTAATTGATGCTTTAGTTAATTTAGCTAAATTAAATCACCCTAATATTTATAAAGGAAAGAAATTAATAGAAAAATATTAATTATTTTTTTGCTCTCCTTATATAAATATATATAAAGGAGAGTATTATTTTGCCTGTTTCTTATGATAATGAGTATATTAAAGCCCCAGGAATGGAAGTTGAATATACTCCTGAAATGATTACACATTTAAAAAATTCAATTAATGATATTAATCATTTTTGTCAATTCGTCAAAATTCTTCATCCAGATCATGGTCGAATTCAATTTATTCCTAGAGATTATCAAACAAAATTATTTAATTTATGTGTTAATAATAGGAAAATTATAGGGTTATTTCCTAGACAAGCAGGAAAAACAACTACAGTTGGAGTTTTTGTTTTATGGAAAACTTTGTTTAATAATGATTATCATGTAGGTATTGTATCTAATAAAGCAAATTCTGCTAAAGATTTCTTAGATAGAATTAGATTAATGTATGAAGAGTTACCTATATGGATAAAGCCTGGAGTTTTAACATATGCTAAAACACATATAGAATTTGAAAACGGTTCTAGAATAATGGTTTCTGCTACTTCTGAAAGTGCTTTTCGAGGTAGAACTTTAAGTTGTCTTTTATGTGACGAATTAGGATTCGTTCCTAGAAATCAATCAGAAGCTTTTTGGGCATCAAACTATCCAACTATTTCTGCATCTAAAACATCTAAAATTATTGTTATTTCTACACCAAATGGAATGTTTAATTTATTTCATAGATTATGGATAGGAGCAGAATCTAAAACAAACGGATTTGAACATTTAAAAATTACATGGAGAGATGTTCCGGGTAGAGATGATACATGGGCAGAAGAAGAAAAAAAAGTTTTAGGAGAAAATCAATTTTTACAAGAAGAAGAAGTACAATTTCTAGGATCATCTTCTACATTAATAGATACAACTATGTTAGAAACATTATTAGCATCATATAAACCTCCAATATTATATGATTTAAATAATTCATTTTATATATATGAAAAGCCTATAAATAAAGTACAATACGTATTAGGAGTAGATACAGGAAAAGGTATAGGAGGAGATTATTCCGTTATTCAAGTATTTAAATTAATAAATTCTAATCCTATCAATATGGAACAAGTTGCAGTATATAGATCTAATATAATAGATTCATATTCTTTTGCAGAAATTGTTAATAGAGTTAGTATATATTATAATAATGCATATATAATGTGTGAAAATAATGATGAAGGTTCAGTAGTAGTTAATCAATTATGGTGGGAATATGAAAATATGAATTTAATTAATTATGAACCTAAAAGAAAAACTAAAGCAAAAAACGAATTAGGTATTAGAGCCACAAAATCTACTAAACCTAAAGGTGCTTTATTAATGAAAAAATTAATAGAAAATAATAACATAAAATTAAAAGACCAAAATACAATAGAAGAATTAGCAGGATTTATAGAAGAAAAAGGTAAATATTTCGGTAAAGATGTTCATGATGATACTGTAATGGCACTAATATGGGCATGTTTTATTTTTGAAACTAAAATATTAACAGATGAATTCAAAATTGGAAAAAATTATCCTTCTCCTAATAAAGAAGAAGGATGGGGAATTCTTGCGGATTATGAAACAATAGAAACAGATTGGTCTTGGCTAAACTCTTAAAATAATATATAACCTAAACCCCATATCTTATTATATCTTTTTGACTTAATTTATCCTTTCCTATCTTTTTACTTAATGGTGTTTTCTCAATATCTAATGTTTTACATTTCAAATCTTTACTAATATTATCCAATTTAGAATCACCTGCATATATTTTATCACATTCTATTCCTGGTAAACTCTTCACATTCGTTCCTTCAATATCTAAATCACCTTTTATTTTAATACCCTCAGGTACATTTTCAATCCTATACCAAACCTCTTTCACATCTTTAACAAACCCATATCTAGATAAATCAACATTTACATTTTTCAATACTTTACTAAATACCTCTAAAATATATTTATGGTATTTTTCAACGGGAAATTTATTTTGTTTTCATCCATT